AGCAGTCCGGGCAATACATTCGGATGGCAGGCAAACTTAAAATCAGCCGCTTTTGCTAAACAAATGATTGATAAAGGTGTCACTGATATTGAAGCAATCAGTGATGCTATTCATAAAGGTTGGAATGTAACAGCACACGCATTTGTTCAGAAGCCTGAACAATTTGATGATACTGCTAAGTTACAAGCTGCTGGTAAATTAGAAGCAAAACTTAAACAACGAGCACAGTTGATGAAACAAAATTATGCTGAATTGCCAGAAGATGAAAAAGAAAAAGATCGGGTTGTTGCCCGTGCATTGTTACAAGCATTAAAAGGTCAATCAGGTGTGGCGGAAGCAACTGGTGACAAACGGTTTGATTCTACTTTGGCAAACATTATCAAAGGTGCTACGCCAAACACACCTGAGAGATTTATAAAAGATATTAAAAATGTAGCCAAGATTAAATATAAATTCCAAGTAGGAGATTGGGTAACAATTGACCCTAACGAGACTGCCAAGTGGCCCAGCAGTGGCATGATAGGTCGTATAAGTAGATTTAGCTCCGATGGTGACGCCGTAGTAAATGTAAATCCAAGTGGCGGTGCCAGTGGTGGTAACTCAAGTGGTACACATACCTCAGTGCCTACTTCAATGTTAGAAAAATTAGCTGTGAATTTAGATGAACCAGGTGTGTCGGAAGCATTAGATAAAGAAGGTGATTATCATGTATCCGTTCAAAAGGGAAAATTCTTGCCATCTGATCGTGGCGGCGGTAGTGATGAGAACCTCAACTATTTGCATGATCTAATGAATATTAGCGGAACTGGTGGCGGTCCTATGTTAGTAACCATCTCCGATCCAAGAATTGCTACAGAAGTTGCGGCTATGTACGGTGGAAAGGTACTAAAAACTCGCTATGGAACTTATAGAATAGTTCAAAGTAAAGGACAGAATCAAAAAACACCAACACCAGAACCCGAATTGGTAGGTATGCGTGAGGACGGTGTGGCGGAAGGCTCTATAACTCCCGATGTCACCGTTAAAAAAATAAGTGACGATGGAAATGAAAAAGAATGGCATATATTTCGCGGCAAAGAAATGATTGGGTATGTAATAAAGAATCAGCCCGAGTTTGCTGATGGTCTATATATTGCTCATGGGCATGGTCCAGGTCGTGCTTTTGACAAAGAGTTTACGGGTTTAAAACCAGCCGTAAATTATATAACGAGTCTAAAAGAAGGTGTGGCGGAAGACTCTTCATCACTTGATGAATATGAACGTAGATTGGCTAGCATACAATCGTTAAGATACAAAGATCCGCCGAAATATGCAATAGCGTATAAGGAGTTAATCACGGCTATGCCCAAAGAACATGCAGCACATGCTACTAATGTGCAAAAAGGTTCATATTCTTCCGGGGAGCGCGGATCAGGTACTGGTAGTATCGGGCGCGTATCAGAAGACTCAGCACAAGGTACTGCAAATAAAAAAGCTTGGGATAAAGGTCATGAAGCTGGTTACACCGGCAATGAAAAATGTCCATGCAAGCCAGGTTCTGCTGAAGAAAAAGCTTGGAATGCCGGTCATAAGGTTGGGCGGGATGAACGAAGCCATGAAAGACATGGTGTTAAAGAAGGCAATATGAAATCATCTGAAAATAATCCAACTGGCCCTAGTTTTGCTGGTGGTAAATTGAAGGGTACTGATTCTGCTGCTCAAGCTAAAAACAAATACGTAGGAGAAGACACAATGCCATCTGTTAAACTAATGCGTAATATCGCTGAAGGCTTGGTTAGAGTAGATGATGTAGTTCTAAATCGTCCAGTTTACGGTAAACCAACTGATCAAGATCGCAGAGCAGTATATCGTATGGTTAGAGAATTTGCTGATGCCGGCATTGATTATAATGATGCAGTCATTGAACTTGTTGAATATTTCAAACATGAATTGTCAGAACTAGCAGTTGCACCAACTATTCCAGCGGTAGGTGGACAACCAGCTACCACTACAGCACCTACTGGAACACCAAGTAGTACAACTGCAAATACAGCAGCAAAAACACCAGATACTGTTAGTTCTACTAATGTTGTAAAACCACCAGTAACTCAACAAGGAGTTGATGCTTTAGCACAAATGGTTAAGAATGCTGGATTAAGCCCCAGTCAGATCAGCTATTTAATGTCACAGGCAAAATAATCATGTATGTATTGGAATTGTTTAATGGTGCCGAATCCCCGAGTCCTCGGAGGAAAGTGTCACTTACAAATATAAAAGAAGATAGCACTATGCCCGATGTTACTGATCAACCTGTCACACAATCCAATCCTGAAGACAAAATAACATTAGATGTTCCATTGCTTATTCGCATCATGGAATATGCCCGAGAGGATTCAAAGACTGATATGGACTTACATGATGTTGCTGAACGCTTGATTGCATTAAGCGCAAATGGTAACACATTAACTATGAGTGATTATGAATCAATTGTGGGTGGTGAAGCTGATATTGAAGAAGGATGGTCCGACATAAAAAGTGGATTGAAAAAAGGTCTTGCTGCTGGAGTATTAGGTGCTGCAGCATTGGGCGCCAATGCTGGTGGTGTTTCATTACCTAATTCAGGTGGTAGTTTCCCTCCAGCCGCACAACAAACATTGAATCAGCGTGTTCAAGCTATGAAAGATGCTGAGGCTGCAAAAACTGGTACAGGTAATGCACAGGCCGCAGACCTAAGTCACTTCAATACACAATATCTACAACAAGTAGCATCCGGCGAACATCAAAGACCCCTTGTTAGCGCAGACGATGCTAAAGCAGAACTACAGTTAAGAGCAAACGGTAAACAACAAACTGTTACTACGGAACCTAGTACTAAACCAACAGGACCAACAGGGTTTAGTAAAGAATATCTACAAAAGGCAGCTGATACTAATCGTACTGGTAGATACCTGATTAGTGTTGAAAAAGCACAAGAACTATTAAAGCAACGTGTTGAAAAAGAAAGTGTATCTGAAGATATCACTAGTTTCAAAGACTTAGTTGGAAAAATGAGAAGATTGTAAGATAAATATTGATATGGCTAATACGGTATATGATAATTCATTAGTTCCAGTTGGATATTCTAACTGGAATGCATACCTCAATTCATTTCCAAAAATTGAACGAGGCGCTATCAAATGTGATGAAATAGCAGAACCTGAACGTAAAAAATTAGGTACTAATAGTTATCGTGTTAATAATAATTATGTAGGAACCGTGGCACCTGTTACAGCAAGACCCTGGACAACTTCAACATTAGAAAATATAAACTTTATCTCAGAAGAAAATGATGACGTTCTAACAACTGAGGATGATAATCCTTTTATAATGGAATAAAAAATGGCAATTAAAATCAGTCAGTTAACCCCACTTCCTACAGCTACTACAACTACACTATTTCCTGTAATTCAAACAGGTGTTAATTATAGAGCTTCTTTTGGAAATATAGTATCATTCGTCAGTAATAATTTAACCAGCCTTTCTGGTAATTTATCTGTTAATATTCTATCTAGTACTAACAACGGGAACGGGACAAACTTTAAAGTGGGCGATGATGCTTGGATTGGTGATGTTAATATATCCAATACGCTTGCTGTCCGAGGTGTTCAAGATGCTGGACAGGGTTATATTATTTTTGGTAATGCTAACAATACCACATACATCGGGCGTAACGGAACTGGCCCTATTACAGCAACAGGAAACTTCGCAGTAACTGGTACAACGACAGTTAAGAGTATAAATGAAGCATTTACACCAAAAACTGGAGCCACTGGGGTAATAGCGCATGATTATAGTGCCAGTACTATCTTTAGTCACTCGTCCATTGCGGCTGATTTTACTGTAAATATAACTAATTTAACACTGCCTACATTAAATACTACCAATATTACATTAGTATTAACACAAGGGGCAACTGCTTATATACCATCTGCTTTACAAATTGCAGGTGCAGCACAATCCATTAAATGGCAAGGCGGAAGTGCTCCAACTGGAAATGCTAATAAAACAGATATAGTATCATTTAGTATTATGAATAATGCTGGTACTTATACCGTACTAGGTCAATTAGTGACATTTGGATAACATATGCCATTTCTTGGATCATTTTCAGGTACTTTCGCAAAACGAAGTGGTGGACAATCATCCCTACTAATTGAAGTATTACTTGTTGCTGGTGGCGGTGGCGGTGGCGGTGGAACTTATGGTAATGCAAACGGTGGTGGTGGTGCAGGTGGATTTTTATACGCGGCTAGTCAATCAATTCCACACGGTAGCTATGTAGTGATGGTTGGAGGTGGCGGTGCAATGGGAACGGCTGGTGGAAATGCGTCCATTTCTGGTTCTGGAATGTCGTCTATTACTGCGATTGGTGGTGGTCGAGGCGGTGGCGGATCGTCAGGTGATGCCACCACTGGCGGGTCAGGCGGCGGCGCTAAAGGTGCCGGTAGCAACGGCAATGGATTTCCTTGGGGAGTGGGAATAAATGGACAAGGAAATCGTGGTGGTAATGGAGATGCCTGGGCATCGGGTGGACGAGTCGGTGGTGGTGGTGGTGGTGGTGCTAGTGGTGTGGGAACAGATGGAGGTCCTCCAGGAGGGAATGGTGGACCAGGATCACCCAATCCAATAGCTAGTTCTACGGTTGGACAACTTAATACTGGTATATACTATTTAAGTGGCGGTGGTGGTGCTGGCGGTTCTGATTGGGAACATCGAAATGGTTATGGTGGTATTGGGGGTGGTGGTAATGCAGGAGTATCTGGAACAGTCAATACTGGCGGCGGCGGCGGCGGATCGACTACTAATGGAAGTACTTATTCAGAAGGCTCTGTAATAACAGGTCCTGGTGGCTCAGGCGTTGTTATCATTCGTTATTCATCTGCATTTCCTGCATTATCATCAACATCTGGTTCGCCCAGCATTGTAGTAGCCAATGGATATCGTACATATACCTGGACTACTACAGGATCATATTCACTAACTTATTAAGTTATGCAAACAACAGGACATCCTTAGGACCGTGGTAGTTACTACCATGTAGATGTGGCCGGCTGCTGGCCTGAAGAGTAACTATTCGCTACAGTGAAATTCAAAAGTGAGCAATTATTTTCCATGAACGACTTACACTTAACTGATAATTCACTTGACCCCATTGGGTACTTCAATAAACCAATAGGTAAACTACTGTTTATTCCAACAGCTAGTGATATAAATCTGTTTGACCAAAACGGTTATGATCTTACTGATCTTGAAAAACATTATTATAGGTCAAATCAAACCTCAATGCAACCTCATCGGTATCGTACTGCAGCTAAATCAACTTGGATGACTCAAGCTGAAAATAAAATTTCTGGCGCAGTATTAAATCATGCCATGCTATTACAGCGTAATGGGTATCAAGGTGAGGCACTTAAACAAATGGAATACTGGGCAAAAACTCTACCATTAGTATATAAAGTAGCTAAAATCCGTCCTAAATGGGGATTTGATTTCAGTATGGACTATGTTGATAGTAACGGAAATACATTTGAAGTTCTTCACTATGAATATGACCTATTTGATTATCAACAAGTACAGGATAAATTAAACAAATATCAACCCCAATTCTTGAACTGTGATTGGGACGATGCTGCTAAAAGTATATTGGCACATAAGGATAAATGGTTTCACTTGGATTTCTTCCCCCAATCCAAATGGAAATGTGATTACTTTGGGATTGACAGCGAGAACTTCGGTCACGTTATCTGGTCTTGAGTATTGACTTAACCAGTCAATTACTGTATAATGATTCTTTAACTGTAAAGGAAATATAATGACAGCACGAATGTTTAGTGGCGATCAAAAAATCCGTCTCGTTCAAATCATTAATGAAGGTATCAATGTTCTCCAGGAAGTTGAAGACTTGACTGCCGGACTTAATGAAACCATTAAGGCTATCGCTGAGGAAATGGAAATCAAACCAAGTATCCTGAAGAAAGCAATCAAAATTGCATCCAAGAGTACTCTAGGTGAAACTAATCGTGATAACGAGGAATTGAACACCATCTTGGAAACTGTTGGCCGAACTCTTTAAGGAGCAATAGTATCAGCTACATTGATTGTATTTTTGATAAAGATAAGGATGCTATACAGGTAGTCGAACGGGATAAACAAGGCAAGCGAGTCTTTACTCAGTATCCCGTGAACTATACACTGTATTTTCCTGATCGTAAAGGTAAACACCGAACTATCTATGGTACTACTGTTAGTAAATTCACAACTAAAAGTCGGACTGAATTTGAGAAAGAACGCAGAATTCATTCTGGCAAAACACTCTTTGAAAGTGATATCAATCCTATCTTTAGGTGTCTAAGTGAAAACTATTTAGGGGTAGATGCTCCTAAGTTACATACTTGCTTCCTTGACATTGAAACTGACTTCTCTCAAGAAAAGGGATTCTCTCCGGCCAGCGAAGCATTTAATTCAGTCACTGCCATCTCAATGTACTTGGATTGGCTAGATCAACTAGTCACCCTAGTAATTGCACCATCACATATGAGTCCCGAAACTGCACAAGAAATTGTTGATCAGTTTGGTAATTCAATCCTATTCACTAATGAAAAGGATATGTTTGATGCATTTTTTGCATTGATTGAGGATGCTGATGTACTAACTGGATGGAACTCTGAAGGATACGATATTCCATATATGGTGAATCGTGTCACTAGGGTAATGAGTAAAGATGATACTCGCAGATTTTGTTTGTTAGGGCAACTACCTAAACCAAGAACTTATGAACGATTTGGTAAAGAAGAAACGACCTATGACTTAGTTGGTAGGGTACATATGGATTACCTACAACTATATAAAAAATATAACTACGAAAGTCGGCATAGTTATAAACTTGACACTATTGGTGAAATGGAAGTAGGAGAGAACAAGACTGCGTATGAAGGAACTCTTGATCAATTGTATAACAAGGACTTCAACAAGTTCATTGAATACAATCGTCAGGATACAATGCTATTGGTAAAGATTCACAATAAACTACAATTCCTGGAACTTGCTAACCAACTTGCACATGAAAATACAGTATTGTTACCTACCGTTATGGGGTCGGTGGCAATGATTGAAATGGCGATCATGAATGAATCTCATGCTCGCGGTATGGTAGTTCCAGATAAAAAACGAAAGGGTAAAAATGATAATGAACAACAAGCAGCAGGTGCCTATGTTGCTACTCCCAAAAGGGGCATCCATGAATGGGTCGGTGCGACGGACATTAACTCACTCTACCCCTCAGCTATCCGTGCTCTTAACTTGGCCCCGGAAACCATTGTTGCCCAGGTCAGACAAAATTTAACTGATAAGTACATGCTTGAAAAAGGCATGAAACTTGCCAGAGAAAAAGCTAGACATAAAGAAGGTGATGATGATGTCACTGGTAGTGTTCTTTGGGAAGGACTTTTTGGTAGTTTAGAATACACTGCAGTAATGAATCAGGATAGAGGAACAATCCTCACCGTTGATTTTGAGGACGGTAGATCAGTTGAAATGAGTGCTGCTGAAGTTTGGAAGATGGTATTTAATAGTAACAATCCATATATCATTAGTGCGAATGGTACAATATTTACCCACTCACATGAAGGTGTAATTCCAGGGTTATTAACCAAGTGGTATTCTGATAGAAAGATCATGCAGAAGAAGATGAAAGAGTCTACTACTACTGAAGATAGAGATTTTTGGGATAAACGTCAACTTGTCAGAAAAATTCTATTGAATAGTGCATATGGGGCAATTTTGAATGAGCACTGTAGATTTTATGATAAACGAATCGGTCAAAGTGTAACTCTGAGTGGTAGGCAAATTGTTCGTCATATGATGAGTAACATCAATGAGTGCGTCACTGGTGAATATCAACATGATGGTGCTGCTATCGTATATGGTGATACTGACTCATGTATTTTCTCAGCATGGCCTATGGTAAAAGATGAAGTTGCGGCTGGTAAGATGGAATGGAATAAAGAAATTGCGATTGGATTGTATGATTCATTAGCAGATCAGGTCAACATTGGATTTCCTGCATTTATGGAACAAGCATTTCATTGTCCACGAAAGAATGGTGAAATTATCAAAGCCGGTCGGGAATATGTGGGTGATCGTGGTATCTTTATTACTAAAAAACGCTATGCTATTAATATCTATGATAAAGAAGGAAAGCGTCAGGATAAAGATGGAAAGACTGGATCAATCAAAGCAATGGGTCTTGATTTGAAAAGGGCAGATACGCCTAAATATATTCAAGAGTTCCTATTAAATGTATTAACTATGGTACTTGCTGGTAAAGGACGTGAAGAGGTAATTGAAACTATCAAAACTTTCAAATTAATATTAGAAAAACAACCAAGTTGGAGTAAAGGTAGTCCTAAATCAGTAAACAATCTTACCATGTATGGAGACAAGGAAGCACATAGTAAGACTGGTAGAGCAAATATGCCAGGGCATGTTAGAGCAGCATTAAATTGGAATTTTTTACGAAAGATGAATGGTGATAACTACAGTCAAAAGATTGTTGATGGAATGAAAATTGTTATTTGTAAATTAAAATCTAACCCATTGGGGTTTACTTCAGTTGCATATCCCACTGATGAACTAAGATTACCCACATGGTTCTGTGACTTACCATTTGACGATAAATTAATGGAAGCTACCTTAGTAGATGACAAGATAGACAATTTATTAGGTGTATTAAACTGGAATGTGTTGTCGGATACTAATATCAATACTACCATTGGTAATTTGTTTAGTTTCTCATGATTCACTATTGACTATTACTCGCGATTATAGTATAATCGTTCTTAACTTAACCAACTAAAAGGAAATAAAAATGAAAAGTATCTTACAAAACATTATCGCATATACCCATAATCTAGGATTTGTTAATCTAGTAAAAATAACAGGAACTGAAGATTCACTTATCCTATCTGCAAAAGCAGAAGATAGTAGTATACTTGTCACTGGTACGTTTAATGACCCATGTGCCGAGATAATGGGTGTTTTTGGTATGCCTAATTTATCGAAACTAAAGACGATCTTATCATTTGATGATTATGATGCAGATGCAAAGATTGAAATTATTAGGAAAGCTAGTGACAATAATCCTGAAAAAATTCACTTTGAAACAAAGGGTGGTGATTTCGTCAATGATTATAGGCTTATGGCAACGAACTTTGTTGAAGAATTAATCAAGCCATTCCAATACAAAGGAAAAGGATGGGATGTTACATGTGAGCCTACTGCAGCTAGTATATTACGTCTAAAGAAACAAGCTCAAGCTAATAGTGAAGAAACTACTTTTAAAATTAAAGCAGAGGATAATAATCTAATGTTTTATTTTGGTGATGCAGCAACTCATAGTGGATATTTTGTATTCGCAACTAATGTTGAGGGAACACTAACTAGGGATTGGCAATGGCCCATTAATCAAGTAATAAGTATCCTAAGTTTACCTGGTGACAAACTATTCAGGATCAATGATCAAGGTGCAGTAGAAATTGTTATTGATAGTGGACTCGCTGTCTATAGTTATTTTATCCCAGCACTAACTAAGTGAGTAACAGAGCAATGGAACGAGTGAATTTATCTGCACAACAACAATCTGATTGGGCATTGTTCTTACCCGCCATTAGCTCTTTTTACATTGCTGGCCTAGGCAAACAAATAAAGGGCGAACAATATTTTCCACAAGCCAGGATACCACAAGGTATTCCTGATCTTGAATCACTAAACTTCTTGAACAGTACCAAAGGATTGTTTACTTATAAGTGGGGTCTGTATAGTGCAGGACATGCCAATATTGATCCCACTGATCCTGATAGTAGTGAAACTATTATCCGTGAAAGAGAAGCTGGAACTTTTATGTTAGGTGATAGTGGTGGGTTTCAGATTATGAAAGGACAATGGCCTGGTGATTGGAAAGATCCGTCATGTCCAAAAGCAATGAAGAAGCGTAAAGCTGTTCTTAAATGGATGGATACTTATATGGATTACGGCATGGTACTTGACGTACCTAGTCAAACCATTCGTAATCAACATTTGTATGATAAACACGGTATCAAAACAATTGGTGATGCTGTTACTGCTACTCATATCAATAATGAATATTTCATTAATAACCGTAACGGCGAATGTAAATTTTTGAATGTATTGCAGGGGCTTACTCATACACAAAGTGATGAATGGTATGCTGAAATGAAGGATTATTGTGATCCCATTAAGTATCCAGGGAAACACTTTAATGGTTGGGCGATGGGTGGTCAAAATAAAATTGACATCCATTTGTTTCTTAAACGATTAGTAAATATCATTCATGATGGATTGCTAGTACAGGGTAAGCATGATTGGATTCATTGCCTTGGTACAAGTATTCTAGAATATGCTGTTATCTTTAGTGATGTTCAACGAGCGATTCGCAAATACCACAATCCAGATGTTACTATCAGTTTTGATTGTGCTACTCCTTTCTTTGCTGTATCTAAAGGATTGATATACAATACTACTTTGATGGAACATAATAAAAAGTGGACATATACTGAAGAAAAGACTGCTGAAAATAAGAAATATGCAACAGACCATCGTAAGTTTAAGGATGCTGTATTGACTGATGCTATTCATAAGGTATTTCATGATAGTCCAATTACTGATAAGCTATTGATAAGTGATGTATGTTATCGTGGTGTAGGGTTCCTTGGTCAACATGGTAAAGAAACCAAAACAAGTTGGGATACATTGTCATACACTTTAATTCAGGCACATAATGTATACAAACATATGTTGTCTGTGCAAGATGCTAATCGTAGATATGATAGTGGTATTATTCCTAAGATGTTAATAGATGGATCATTTGACAATGTAAATTGTGCTGAATTGATAGATGAAATCTTCTCTATTAAGGACAGACAGAAAAGTTTAGACTTGGTTGATCGTCATAGTAGGTATTGGATGCAAGTAAAAAGTGGACAAGGCTATAGCGGTAAAAAAGCAATGAACTCACTTACTATGTTTAATGCATTATTTGTATAAATATAGTTAACGATGGAAGATTAAAATGGCAACTATAATAACAACAAAGGGAGCAACCGGAGCTACTGGTGTCCCTGGACCGAGGGGTGTGGCAGGATCTGTTGGACCTGCCGGAGTTGGACTAAAGGGTTCCACTGGTGCTGGTGCTACTGGAGCCACTGGTATTCCAGGATCACCAGGTGGTGCTACTGGTGCAACAAGTATTATTCCTGGTGCTACTGGAGCCACTGGTATTCAGGGTATTACTGGTATTACTGGGGCCACTGGACTATTAGGTGCTACTGGTGTAATGACAGAAATGATATACGTCCTGGGTAATGCAGGATCAACATTTACACCAAATTATAGTCTGGGATCTATCCAATCATTGACTGCTAATATGAATTTTACATTATCAGTCCCAAGTAACATCCCAAATGGTGGGTCATTAACATTGATAATAACACAAGATGCTACCGGCTCCAGGCTAATGACAGCAAATACTGCATATAAGTTTGCAGGTGAAGGATTCAAGACGTTAAGTACCGCTGCAAATTCAATTGACATGATAAATATTTTTCGTGCTAGTTCAGCATATTATGTTACATTAACAACCGGGTACAAATAATGCCGATCGGTGCAACTAGGCTAGGGTATCGTTTTCTGCCTATCCCACCAGCAGATGGAAGTGGTCCCCCGAGGCCACAATACTTTAATAGTAGTTTTGAAGCCGGATCAAATGGTTGGACCGTTATAAAAACTCGTATAATATTAAGTAGTACTACGATTTTAGGATATCCTGTTCCGGGCACTGAACCAACTCCTGTACAGACTATTACTAAGTCGAATGGTAGTGTTGCTGCATATTATTCTGCTATAGAAAAGATAGATGTAGCATCTTATGGTGGAACTAGTTGCTTAAAACTATTCAGTGACACGTTGTCCACAAGTGTTGCAGGCGCCACGGTGTATGGCCCAGCAGTATATTCAAATGTGGCAGTAATTGCTGAAGTAGGAGATTCAATAACATATGCATGGAAAGCAGTTTCCGGTGGAGATGCTTATAGATCGCTAGCTTATCTTATTGATAAGAGAAACGGCAGAATTATTACAATGTTTACTGCTGCTGGTCTTAGCGTAAATGCTGCTACTGTTTGGCAAACACAAACCAGAATTTTTCAAGAAGGTGAGGCAGGCGAATATCACTTTGTATTTGTCAGTGGTTCACAAGATTCTACTAATGGAAAAATACTTGGTGCTAGTCTGTTAATTGACAACGTTGCAATAATAAAAGCATAACGAAAATCATTGGAACTAACGGTCACTCTTGTATATGATCTACCTACTCATCAAGGATGGTTCGCTTAAAAACCAATAGGATGAGGTCACTCTTGACTTGTCATTAAATTTAGTGTATGATTGTGGCATGACTACAATCTTATCCCCAATGCAAACTAATTTTTTCATTGAATCATCTTCAAAAACTCTATTCGTCGTAGGAGTACATCCATCTTCTATAGTAAGAGAATGGGCCATTAGAAAAGATATCTCTATTATTTCTTTTGGCTATAACCATAGTTTTTGTACTCTAGGTGTCAATGACTCTGAAGGGTGGATTAAATGGGAAAATATGATATTGCCTCTTCTTCAAGAAGGATGGAAATGTTCACTAGAACTAGATGTAAAAGATGTTGAAGGTCTACATGAAAATGGTTTCTGTGAATTCAATAACTTTACTCCGATCATTAGTGTAAAAATTCCTTATATTAGTTTACTCAACTACAATACTACTGTAAAAATTGATGAACTCGGTCAAACAAATCCTGGAATTTGGAGTCACCGATTGCATTCACTGATGGATATTAAATCTTTCACAACTGAGCCTATCACACAAGAATTAGTATGATGTCAACTAGTTCTGTACAACTTACTATAAATGATTATCAGTATTCAATTCTTAATGATTTGATTCAACAGGTTATCTTGGTAGGATTAATAGCAATAATAATAATGTTAATTATTATTGCAGTTTCAGTATGGGAAAATAATAAAAATAATGAACAATTGAAAAAAGTTATTGATGATCAATCCAATAAAATACAGGACCTAACTATCCAAATTTCAAAAATAAAACCTACTTCTGATCCATTCGGTAAAAAATAACTATTGACTATACTTGAATTTTCAAGTATAATATACTCTCTTCAACATTCAACCAAATTATGATTCAAGACCAACGAGAACAAGCATTAGCAGATCGTAGATCAGCTATTTCATTCAAAGCAAAACGCATGGTTTGGATTACTTTCCGCAAGGAAGGTATTCATTGCTATCCAGCAGCAGCAACTGATCCCGCCCTTAAAACAGGAGACGAATATGATGTTAGCTTTCTAGGGACTCCACATCGTCACATCTTTCATTTTAAAGTGGCAATCGAAGTGTTTCATAATGATCGTGATATTGAATTCATTCAATTCAAACGGTGGCTTGAGAATCTTTATTCACAAGGAACACTAGAATTGAATCACAAAAGTTGTGAAATGATTAGCGATTCTCTATATGAGGTTATCGCTACTCGCTACCCGAAACGGGACATCAATATCACAGTCAGCGAAGACGGTGAAAACGGTGCAACTATCAGCTACAAAACACATCAACCAATTCAACAACTAGCTATCTAACATAGCATAATAAGGAAATAAAAATGGCCCGCGATAATAAGAAGTACCTAGTTATGAAACCTGAAGTTTCACGCATTTTTGATGATCTAGTGCGATATCAAGAATTTTGCATTGAATATGGATTTGTCTATGATGAGGCCCATCTAGGCAATGAATATAGTCCATATGGTGACTATCTACGCAGTCAACAAGGCCGTCTACCCCGTGATAATTGGGGCTGGATGGTTCGTCAAGGTCGTAAGAACTTTAACCAAGAGCATTGATTCAATGCGTACCTTGTACCACATTGGGCTTGAATCTTATAAGGCCCGTTACACTTATCAACTTCAACAGTGGTATGAGGCTGTATTCAAACGCCGTAATATTGATTACCATATCGTTGAAGGCGAAACACTAGATGATACTAAAGCTATTGTTACTGGGCAAGTATTAGATGCTCATGGGCGTAGCTATTACTCAATGACTCAGCTTGCACAATTAGTCAAGCTAATGAAACAGGGGAAACTTAATAATGAAGATGTTATCCTTTTTGAAGACATGTTCACTCCAGGTATTGAGAGCGTACCTTACATTCTCAATCAAGTGGACCCTGTTCATCGTCCTAGGGTTTTTGTTCGTTGTCTTGCTCAATCCATTGATCCTGATGATTTCGTTCATGTTTGGGGTATGTCAACTTGGATGGGTCACTATGAAAAAATGGTTGACTCATGGGTAGATGGTGTTCTTGCTACCAATGAAGAAATGGTAATGCATATGAAAATTGCTGGGTGGAAAGCACCATTGTATAACATCAGTGGGCTAGCATTCGGTAAGGCTGAAGTGCAATCACGGGTTGACTCTATCAAGCCATTCAATGAACGTAAAAAGCGAGTGGTATTCTCAGCCAGATGGGATCAGGAAAAGAATCCTGATTTCTACATGGACCTTAGTGATGCATGGTTTAATCGTCATCCTGAAAGTACAGTTGAATTTGCAGTCTGTAGTGGTTCTACACTGAAATCAAATAATGATAGTTACATGGCTAGGACTCGTTCATATCAACAGCGAGGTCTATTAACAATCCATGAGAATCTAGAAAAGAATGATTACTATAACATTGTTAATGACAGTCGCGTTGTGTTTAATTGCGCTTTACAAGATTGGGTCTCAAACACCGTCTCTGAAGCTGACGCATTGGGATGCAATGTTCTTTATCCTGCTTATAGGTCTTTCCCTGAAACTTTTGCCAATGATTATACTCGCTTGTATGTTCCTTGGAGTATAGAAGATGCTCTTAATAAACTAGAACCACTATTGGATTCTCCTCATCCTAAATTAGGTGCAATTAGTAGTTATAATGATGGTACTATTGATCGCATTTGTGATATACTTGAGGGCAAGGGTGAATCTATGCTTAGAATGAGTACAGATTATCGTAAACATACAGTTGAAACAAAATACTAAAGAAAGAATATCATGGCTAGTCAAGAAAAAATCAATACAAATTACTCTTTGTCTTTCGGTAGCAGAGAAGATTCAACTAATGATACTTTAATGGATGTATCTATTAGCTTTGATAATCCCAAGGACGATTCAGTTATCATTCATCGTCTTAATACTTGGCTTAAAGCTATTGGACGAACTAACATTGAAGTAATTCCAGTATCATTGCCCAAAGGATAAATAATATATATTGCTGCACAAAGGTGGCAATATATTAAAATTAAAACCATCACAAAGGAAGGTTATCCATGTCATTTAATAAAACAAAAACAAATCCTGAATTGGGACTACAAGTACACGAATATCTAGTTAAAATGGGAGTTGAGACTCCCACTAATCTTAATGGATTAAGTCGCACTGATAAGATTGAAATCATTGAAACTCATATGAAGAAAATCATGGAGACTCTAGGATTAGACTTATCTGATGATAGTTTAACAGAAACTCCAAAGCGTGTTGCTAAAATGTATGTCAATGAAATATTTTGGGGGCTTGATTATGAATCATTCCCAAAATGTACAACAGTTGATAACAAGATGAAATACAACGAAATGGTTGTAGAACGAAATGTTAATGTTCAAAGCAATTGCGAACATCATTTTGTAATCATTGATGGTCTTGCTACAGTTGGATATGTTCCCAAAGATAAAGTATTGGGACTAAGTAAAATCAATAGAATTGTAGAGTATTTTAGTAAGCGTCCTCAAATTCAAGAACGATTGACTGAACAGATTTTCCATACATTGCAATTCATTCTAGATACAGAAGATGTTGCGGTAATGATTGATGCTCAACATTATTGTGTAAAATCGCGTGGGGTAGAGGATACAGGTAGTTCTACTGTTACTACACGATTGGGTGGTGGATTCAAAACTGACCTGGCCGCCCGTACTGAATTTTATCAAATAGCTAGACAAGGTTGTGCAAGATGATTAATATCATACTTATAATAATTATTATTGCAATTATCATCGCTATTATTAGGTTGACTCCAGTGAGTAAAAAATCTATGTATTGCACTGGTAATTGTGAACAAGGTCGTAAATGTGACTGTAAGCAGGATACATTATGAAATACCTATCAACTAAAGAGTATTCAAACATTGCCCCAGTAGCATATCGTCAATGGCGGGCTGATAGTCATTGCAATAAAATTCACGGATATGCACTATCATTTAAGTTTGAATTTGAATGTGATGAACTTGATGTAAGAAACTGGGCAATGGACTATGGTGGTCTTAAACCACTCAAATCCTTCCTTAAAGAACATTTTGATCATGCGTTCCTGTTAGCTCAAGATGATCCTAACTATGCTGATATCAAAAGATTAGGTGATCTAGGATTAGCCAAAATAACTGAAGTTGAAAAGACGGGATGTGAAGGCTTGGCTGATTACCTTTACAAGTATGTAAATGGAATCTTTCTTCCTGACTATGGCAAATCAGAAGCTGATAGATTGTGGTGTTGCAAAGTAGAAGTAAGAGAAACTCCTAGCAATATGGCAATGCGGATGGGACATAGAGAAGACAACGAAGAGTTGTTTTAACTTGCATTTACTATGTAATCATGATATAATATGATTACACCACCGTGAGGTACATAATGAATAAACAAACCCAAGAAGTAATGTCAATTCTGGCAGAAGAATGTGCTGAAGTTATTCAAGCTATTTCTAAGTGCCAACGATTTGGCATTGACAATTTAAAGCCGGGTAAACCAAAAACTAACAGAGAACATCTTGAAGAAGAGATTGGTGATCTATTGGCTATGGTAGATATCCTACATGAACTAGACATTGTTTCATGGACTAACCTTGATGAGGCCAAAGAAGCTAAGATTGAAAAATTGAAGAAGTGGTCAACAATTTATGAGTAAAATTAAAGTAAGCGAACTATTTTACAGTATCCAAGGAGAAGGCCGTTTCATGGGAGTGCCAAGTGTATTCCTAAGAACTTTTGGATGCAATTTCACTTGTGGTGGATTTGGTATGCCTCGCGGTGAATTAAGTCAAGAGCGTATCAAAGTTGCCGCATTAGATGCCTTCGGTCCATACTCTAATTACAAAGAACTACCACTTGTGAGTACAGGTTGTGACAGTTATGCATCCTGGGATCCTGCATTCAAGCATCTTAGTCCTATGCTTGACACTAACACTATTGCTGATAGCATTTGTGAAATGTTGCCCTTCAAGGAGTGGCGTGATGAACATTTAGTTATCACGGGTGGAGAACCATTATTGGGGTGGCAACGGGCTTACCCAGATTTGATTGAGCATCCAAAGATGAGTGGGCTAAATGAAATTACATTTGAGACTAATGGAACTCAGCCGTTAACTGACGAATTTACCAAGTACCTACAGACATGGAATCAACGCCAATATCCGCATGGTCCTGGTGGAGAAATTACATTTTCAGTCAGTCCTAAACTACCCTGTAGTGGTGAGAAATGGGAAGATGCTATCTGTACTGACATTGTACGCAGTTATGAAAATATTGGATATGCTTATCTAAAATTTGTAGTTGCTACTGAAGAAGATGCACAAGATGCCTTGAAGGCTACTGCTGAATATAGAGCTGCAGGGTTTAAAGGTCCTGTTTATCTAATGCCAGTTGGGGGTACGGAAAAAGTTTACGAGATGAACAATCGTAATGTAGCATTATTTGCGATTAAGCATGGACTGAGATACAGTGATAGACTTCAAGTCCCACTCTTCAAAAATGAATGGGGTACGTAATTTAGTCTCATCATGAAGAAAATATTAATCACAGGAAACTCTGGATACATTGGTTCACATCTGTCCTTACTATTGAGTAACAAGTATGAAGTACATGGTCTAGATCGCAAGAAACCTCAAGTAGAAGTAGCAAAGCATCATTTGCTTGATATAAATCAACCGATTTGTATTCCTGATCAATATGATGTTGTTATTCACTTGGCGGCATTAGTCAATGTGGGTGATAGTCAACGAATACCTACTGACTATTACACTACTAATGTATTTGGTACTGTGAGTGTATTGAAAAATGTAATTAGCAACAGTTTTATTTTTGCTAGTACTGGTGCTGCCATGCAGTGTAGTAGTGCATATGGTATTAGCAAAAGGGCTGCTGAAGATTGTGTACGAGACCTTTGTACATTGTACCATCGTCACCACACGATATTCAGATTTTACAATGTAATAGGCAGTGACGGCTTCATGCCAACTAATCCTGATGGCCTGATGTACAATCTTATGAAGGCTCCGGAACATGGTAAGTTCACGATCTACGGCAATGACTATAACACTCCGGATGGTACTGCCATACGAGATTATGTTCATGTCAATGAAATTTGCAATTCAATTGAACAAGCTATAGAGAATCCAAGTAATAGTGTAGAAAACCTTGGACATGGAATTGGACACAGTGTAAAACAGATGGTTGACTTATACAAGAAAATCAATCAAGTTGATTTTGATGTTAGCTATATCGGGAGACGAGATGGTGATTTGGAGACGAGTGTATTAGATCATCCATCACCGTACATGGTACAATCATACAACATAGAAAGACTACTTACAGTAGTAAATTAAAGGAAAATTATGTTCAATAAATTAAAAAATCTTTTTTCATCAGCCAATCCTGTCTCTGATGTAGATAAAATTGTTCCTGTATTTGATGTGAGTTCAACTGAAAAGAGTCCTAAAGAAAGGGCCGAGGAATTGGGTGAACCTTACATTGCTGTGATTTCTGTTGATTTAGATCCTGATAATATTGGCAATGGTTCCTTTGAATTAGATTGGAATGATAAATTTATTGCGAATTTAGTTCGGGCAGGATATCAAGGTAAAACTGATCAGCAACTAATTGACCAGTGGTTCAATGGAATTTGTCGTAACATTATAAACGAGACATTTGCGCAAGAGCAAGCTGATCCAGATAATAGACTAATAAACAAACGAGATTTAGGATCAGGCCGATCAGAAATAAGTTAAATTTTAAGGGGCTGTTGTTGTAAAAATACAACAGCCTCAATTAAATTTTTTTTATCTTGACAACCTCCACAAAGGCTGTATAATTAAGTCTTCACCAACCAACTGACGGAGTAATAACATGACTCGTGAATTCTCTTGTGCATTAAAGATGGACAAAGAAGACCAAGAAATATTTTTGCATGATAATGTGATTGGAGAAGCTATAATTTCTCTTACCACTGGCAATAAACATATGCTAGTATGTAATGCAAACACAAATGCTGGCAAAACATTTGTTATTGCTAACTATTTGGTACCTAGTTTAGTTAGGTTGAATATTCCTAATGTTAAACCCTTGCGAAACTTTATTATAATTGCACCACCAACAGAAGTGCGTGATGATATTAGGAAAACATTCAAAAGCATGAACTACAAACAGATTGATGGTAAGACCGTCGCTGTCTATCAAGAAAAAGATTTAATTGAAGTGGCTCAAGGATTTAGCAATCTTAACGGTGACATCAACATTCTAATTGTGACTAATGCATGGTTCAACATGAACTATGATCTTATTCATGATAATGATCATATTAAATTTGATTGCGTCATCAATGATGAATCCCATTATGCGAACGGCGTGCCTCATGTCGTTGATATGAAAATTTCAACTGGCTCTCAAAATAATAACGCACCACTTGTAACTTTCAATAATCTTGCAAACATGAGAAAAGCCGGTGCGCTAGTAATTCAATATAGTGCTACCCCAACTGTCAGTCAACAAGGTTTTACTCATTATGGTGGACTGGCATATAAACAATTGCCGGTTATGCCCTTCAATTACTTGAAGGCACCATTTGTGCATTTCGTATCATCAACCCTAGAGGATAGTTACAGTACAATCACTGACTGGTATAGAAATCAGGTTAAAGTTATTTCTGACTTACAAAATAAAATTACTCCTGCTACTTGGAACCTAATTTCAAAAGATAGTCCGATACGCAAGATGATGCCAGCAGTATCTATTCGTATTGGTGCAAATTCTGCGAAGAAAGAGCGTGGTAAAACATGGGACCAGTTACAAAAAACTATTCAATCAGATTGCACTACTGAAGGGTGGGATCTAGTAGACTTAGTAGATAATTTAGAGTATGCCGGTACTCCGGTCAAGAAAACAATAGATGCTATTGACTTGGCTAATAGTAAGGCTAACGAAAATCGTCCTGCTATGTTTATTGTCAAGAATAAGCTCCAGATGGGAGCTAATATTCCACGATTAGCAGTTACTGGAGTTGTTCGTATTCCAAGTCAAGAAATTGCCGAAAATAACTGGGTTCAGTATTATGCAAGAACAAGCCGGCTGCCATATTTCCGCAGACATGATCTGGCGCGTGACTACATTTATAATTTGCCAATCAGCTATGAACAAAAAGAGTTGATTTGCTTATTGTATGTATATATGAGTAGTGCAATCTGTATTATGTTGATTGAAAGTTCATTGCTGGATGATAAGGTGGTCGCAGCTTACAGTGAAGGAAAGAAGTCAATTACTGCAGGACTCGCGTATTTTCTAGACCATCTTAAAGATGGGCATCTTAATTCTAAGCAGTTTGGTTCTACCATAATGGCAAATAGTAGATACAAAGATTATATCAAAGCTACATTTTGTGAGCATTGTCCGACCGGAGATAATGGTCTCGCTAAGTGCTTGATGAATCTATATGAGGCTGTCTGCTCAGACATTGAGCCAATGGAATTTGAACAATTTATGGATGTAGCATGTAATATATATGATATTGACCATAAAGATGGTAATAGGCATAACAATGAAATCGGCAACTGGAGTCCCGGGTGTTCTAATTTTCACCGAATCAAAACATTCATCCAAGGAGATTTTCTAAACAGGTATCAGGATGGACAACTTTTGGCAAGGCTTATTCCTGGCAAAGAAATCAAGTTGACATTTGCATAAACATCTGCTATAATAAGTCTATGAACAAATTTCTACTCATTGACCTGGCTAACACTTTCTTCAGGGCTAGACATTCGGCTCATAGAGCTTCAAGCTCTGAAGAACGAGTGGCTTTCGCTTTGCACGTGACTCTGAGTAGTATCAACAAATGCTGGCGGGATCAGAAAGCGGATCATGTTATTATATGCTCGGAGGGAAAATCGTGGCGCAAAGCTTTCTATCCCCCATATAAAGCGAATCGTGCTGTAGATAGAGCCGCTGCAACTGAATCAGAACAGGCGGAAGATAAACTTTTTTGGGAAGCGTTTGACCATATGAAAACCTTCTTAACTGAGCGTAGCAACTGCACAGTATTGCAACACGCCCAACTAGAAGCGGATGATCTTGTCGCAGGGTGGATTCAATCGCACCCTGCCGATTCGCATGTCATTGTCAGCAGTGATACTGACTTCTATCAGCTACTTGCGCCAAATGTCAAACAGTATAACGGTATCGCAGATGAACTGCATACCCTTGAGGGAATCTTGGATCGTAAAGGTAAACTAGTCATTGACAAGAAGACAAAAGAACCTAAGAAGATTCCGGATCCTAAATGGATCCTGTGGGAAAAATGTGTGCGTGGCGATCCAACGGATAATATCTTTAGTGCATATCCGGGCGTGAGGACTAAGGGCAGCAAAAATAAAGTAGGGCTTGAAGAGGCCTTTGCCGATAGAGACAAGCGCGGATATTTTTGGAACAATCTCATGCTACAGCATTGGACAGACCATGATGGGAAAGAACACAAAGTGTTAGACGATTACCGTCGCAATGTTACTCTAGTAGACCTGTCTGCTCAACCTGATGAAATAAAAGCTATTCTAGCAGAGTGCATATCCACTAATAGTGTAGCTAAGAAGAAACCAATGGTAGGTGCACAATTCCTAAAGTTTTGTGGAAAATTTGATCTAGTGAAGGCTAGTGAGCAGGCTGAAGCATACGCCAGTTGGCTAGGTGCTTCGTATAATTGTAAATGAGAAAAATATGTTGAAAGCAAGACCAGTTGTTACCAATAAGTTTTGGGTCGTAGAGAGCGATGGTAGGCAAGTTGCTACTATTCAAGCAGCCGAAGACGGGGTCGTATTGGTAGAAGGAGAACATCGTGAGAAGTTTGCCACCCTCAAACTTTTACGTTCCAAGTATAACATCAGTTTAGTACAGACTCCTGTGAAACCTGTTTCACCGGTCTATGAACATGCAGTTCATGACTATCCATGTGATACTGCACCATTCAATCCAATATTTAATATTCAACAGAAACTTCCGTTGTACACTAAGAGTGCCAAGAGTAAGAGTTATTACTGTGCTGGATATTACTTGATTAAGTATGATGCTGAATGGAAGATTGAATTTTGTCCAAAAAGAATTTTGCTTATTCGGCATCCTCGTAAGGGACCTTACCATAGTATAGAAGAAGCCCAATCAGCGGCTACTAAATAGTAGACATATTGAAGATTCAAGGGATAACATGAGCCGACCTAAGCCAGTGGTGATACTAGAACACCTAAATAAAACAAACTATAAATGCGATCAAGTCCTAAGCAGTGAGGGAGTATGGGCCGTATACTATGATAACAAGCCCATCAATTTAAAGGCCCAAAATATCTTAGTAAGCTATCCTGGCGCAAAATATCGCAAAGTTAGTTTTTCTAATCCTGGTCATTCTATTAACTTAGCTAAGAAACTGAATACTCAATTCAAAACGGATAAATTCACAGTAGTGTTATTGTCACAAGGACATACGGTTTATTCTGCAAAATCACAGTGATAGTTAACTGTGACTCAGCTTGAATGGACTCGTAGATTATTGAATGTATCACCTCAGGTAAATGATGATAGAACGGCTGCGGCACATTACAGAATAAATTGGTGGTATAATCCTACTAATAAGAACAGTATGCGTCTTACTAGAGAGGGCTTCCAATTTGCCTCCTTTACGGTCAAAATACAGCACTATTCTCATACTTTAGGTGAAGAAATACTACCAAAAACACTCCTGCAGTTAGAGAAATCATTGCAGTATCCATACTACATCAAAACTTATAAAGAGTTACTTGTATTTGATGAAGCTACATCTTTTACATTAATATTATATAATAACAATTTGCAGCAGTATCTAGACAATATACAAAAATTTAATAGTGTCTAGAAAAAGATAAATAATAATGTATTCACTGAATACAAACACACACACAAGGAAAATAAAATGTTTACAAACTATCCGCAAGATATTACATCTTGCTTAACTCCTGACGCATTTATTAATGTGTTACAAACTATCAAACGTAATTTAACTGATAAGATCATTACTGATCCTATACTTAACAAAGCAGCGCATGAGTATATTACTGCGCAGACTGAGTTTGCTAAAATATTGACCCGTAACTTCACTGAACTCAGCAAATACACTATTGATTCCTGTACCAAGAAAGTATTTACAGTTGCGGAAACAACATCAAAAACAAAAGCTCCTAAAGCAAGAGCATACTCAGACGAAGAATAATAGGATACAATATGACAAACTTTAAAACACCATCAATCCCTGAAGTAAAATTTAACAAGAACGGTTACGAACTACGAACAGACATCCTGGCAATGGCTAAGGATATGGTTAGCTCAGACTATCAATATAAGTTTCAAGGTTGGGAACTCAGTGCGCAACGTGATGAGAAAACAGGGCAACTTGTTACCACTGTCGGTATGCCTGAATTTCCCGGACTAGATAAAGTACTAGAAACGGCAGAGAAGATGTATGCATTCGTTAACGCATCTGCCCCAAAGAAGTATTAATCCAATTTGCTCTACAATGACCCCGATCAGATCGGGGTTTTTTACGGCTTGACAACCTCATCTACTTGTGCTATACTGAAAATATAAACCAATTTGGACTCACCGAAATGTCAATTTTATTGAAATATTTTGATAGTGTTACTTATAAGCCCAAGTACTTTCTTGGTGATAGAGTTCAAGGAAAATGGAATAAGATTCCATTCGTTGGTACTGTAGCTAATGATACTGAAATAAATGATGACGGTCCAAATGTTCATATCTTTTTGGATTTGCCTGTTACATATAAAAATACAATTCATACCATTATCACAGTCAAACATCGTGATGTAAAGAAACTTCCAATTATTAAGGATTAAAAATGTCAAAATATATTAGTGTTGAAATTAGTCTAGATGAATTCTCTGATGAAGAACTTAGTAAAGAATTGGCTGATCGCGGTTACCAATCTGACTCTGATATAGAATTAACCGAGATTTGGAGATTGCGTATTAATGGATTGCCATACGAAGATAAGTTAGATGTGTACTTGCGTGATACTTTAGGCAAGGCCATTTAGTAATAAATACTAGCATTAGGAAACCAACATGAACAAAGTAATTCAACAGTTAGCCTCTGATGCAGGATTTAGTAGTACATTTGAAAATGATCGTCTTGAAAAGTTTGCTTTATTAATACTGGAAAAGTGCATGAAAACTGCCGATGAACTCGGTATGAATTCATATGAATCTATAATCCGAAAAGAATTTAATTTATAATATGACATGTATTAAAATTGAGCGTGAAGATATTAGTGATTTTATCATTATCACTAATACCCTAAAGCGTGAAGGGTTAGTACAAGGAGAAGATTTTTCCTGGGCCTACTATCCTCCTAAGTGGGGACAAGTTGATCGGGCAAAACATGCGGTTTTTACCTTTAGGTCCGATGTAAACGCCACAATGTTTGCGTTGAAGTGGACATAGTGTTGTATTTTAACAACATCGCAATACCCGTACATTTGACAAGGGTACTGTTTTTTGATATACTAGTGTCTTACATTAATCAACACAAGGACTGAAATGGCTATTGTTACTGAAAATCGCACTGTCACTACTACTGAAGCTCGTCGCTCATTGCTGCGTTGTTTCGCAAAGCAACGCCCAGTATTTCTCTGGGGTCCTCCTGGAATTGGCAAGTCAGATTTGGTATCTGGCATTGCCAATGAGCTTGGCGCAGTCATGATTGACTTGCGGCTGAGCCAAATGGACCCCACTGACATTCGCGGGATTCCATTCTATAATAAAGAAATCAACAAGATGGATTGGGCAGCACCAATTGAATTGCCTGATGAAGAATTCGCATCAAAGTATCCATTGGTTGTTTTGTTTCTTGATGAATTGAATGCGGCTCCTCCAGCAGTTCAAGCTGCCGCATATCAGCTTATCCTGAATCGTGCAGTTGGCAAGTATCGTATGCCCGACAATGTTGTTCTGGTTGCGGCTGGCAATCGTGAAAGTGACAAGGGTGTTACTTTCCGCATGCCTAGTCCATTGGCAAATCGGTTTGTCCACTTGGAAGTTCGTGCTGACTTTCCAAGTTGGGAGCATTGGGCTGTGCAAAACAAAATCCACAAGGATGTGGTTGGTTACTTGGCTTTTGCTAAGCAGGACCTGTTTGACTTTGATCCACGATCTAGCTCTAGGTCCTTCGCTACTCCACGTTCTTGGGCATTCGTGAGTGAATTGCTTGATGACAATGACAATGATAGCAGCACTACTGATCTGGTAGCAGGTACAGTTGGTGAGGGCATGGCAGTCAAGTTTATGGCGCATCGGAAGATTTCTGGTCAGATGCCCAATGCTACTGATATTCTGGCAGGCCGTGTCACGGAATTGAAGATCAAAGAAATTTCTGCGATGTACTCGCTAACTGTTTCTTTGTGCTACGAATTGAAAGAGGCTTACGAAAAGTCTGTTGGTAGCAAGCAAGAAAAGTTTAACGAAATGGCAGATTACTTCTTCCGTTTCATGATGGATAACTTCACAACTGAATTGGTTGTGATGGGAGCCAGGGTCGCTATCACAACATATGGCATCCCATTCGTTCCAAACAAGCTGAAGAATTTTGATGAATTCCATAAGCGTTTTGGAAAGTATGTTGTTGCTGCATCAAGCAAGTAAAATACAGGGGCTACGGCCCCTTTTTTGTTGCATTTTTGTAACAACTTGCTTGGTGTTTTTGAACATCTATGCTATAATGATTACTTACAAACAGGAACTAGTATGACAACTACAATTACTGACAAAGAGAAATCTGTCACTATCACCAATCCAAAGATTGATGCATTGGCCCGTGAAAAACTGGTTACAGCCCGAGTTGGTCTTTTGCTCAAAGCTAGTTTTTTTGGTAATTTGGCAACACGCTTGAAATTGCTTAATGCTGATGATTGGTGTGCTACTGCAGCAACTGATGGTCGCCATTTCTATTACAATTCTGAATTTATTAATTCACTCAGCCTAACAGAATGTGAATTTCTTTTTGGGCATGAAGTTTTGCATGTAGTGTATGATCATATTGGACGGCGCGAAGATCGTAATCCTATACTTAGTAACATTGCTGCTGACTATTGTGTCAACCAGGACCTGATTGATTACAACATTGGTCAGCGCATTACCAAAGTTAAGATTCTGTATGATCGTAAATACAAAGGCATGAGTTTTGAAGAAGTGTATGATGATTTGTATAAGAATGCAACTAAGATCAACATGCAGGATCTGTTTGATCAAATCCTTGATGAGCATATTGGTGGTGATGCTGATGGTGGTGACGGAGTGGGTGAGGGTGATGGACCAGGATCTGCAAAGAAGAAAAAGCCTACGCTATCTCAAGAGCAACTGAAAGAGATTAGGGATGAGATCAAAGAAGCAGTACTTCAAGCTGCACAGGCAAGTGGTGCTTGCAATCTCCCGGCTGGTGTTCAGCGTTTGATTTCAGAAATGACTGAAAGCATCATTAACTGGCGTGAGTTGTTGCTTCAACAAATTCAAAGTACTATCAAGCAAGATTATAGTTGGATGCGTACTAGTCGGCGAAGCTGGCATATGGATGCTGTTATGCCTGGAATGATTCCAGGGGATACAGTTGATGTTTGTATTGCAATTGATACATCAGGGTCTATTAGTGAAAAAGAGCTAAAGATTTTCTTGAGTGAAATCAAGGGTATCATGGAAAGCTACACTGATTATAAGATTCATCTGTGGTGTTTTGACACGGCCGTACACAATCCGCAAGTGTTCAATCAAGAGACTATGCATGACATTCTGGCATATGAACCAAAGGGTGGTGGTGGAACTGATTTTGATGCCAATTGGACTTTCATGAAAGACAATCAGATTGAACCTAAGAAATTGATTGTGTTTACTGATATGTGTCCATTTGGAAGTTGGGGTGATCCTGACTACTGTGATACAGTTTGGATTTCTGTAATGTCTGATACTATTGCACCATTTGGAATCACTGCCAAGTACGAAGACTCCCTGAAATAATCAATAGCATATGACACCAACATCATCAACTGATTTTACTACGCTAGAAATTGCCGTGGAGCGTATTGATGTATTACAGAATCGTTTAATTTTGTGTGAGCAAGTATTAGATGATATAGTAAGGTCTCTTGAGATTGCTACTGCGACAGGGCAGATGAGCCTGACTTCAAGTTTTGTTAGGTCTGCGGAAGATTATTTAACTGACCGTATGGACTTGGCAGGCGAGAATGCAATGAGTAGTGATGATCAGGGATAACTTCCCAAATCCATTAAATGTGATGGGGTTGCGGAAAGTTGAACACTTGCCGCCCCATTTTTATTCCGTTAATTTTGATGTTGGAACAAATAGCAAGAGGATAACGGATTGGATTTGGGAACACCTTGAAGGACGGTTTTATTTTGGTGATGTATACAGTCTGGTAGATGGTACTGGGCACGGCTACTTACAAAAGTGTGCAGCCTTTGAGATTCATAGTGAGGCTAGTTATTTTGCATTAGTTCTAGTAGATTTAAACAGTTATCAATAACTTTTTTTTACAGTAATGAGGCCGCTATTAAATATAGTTATATCTTAATGGAGATTGATTAAATGACTGACACAACCAAAGAAGAATCCCCAGCATCAGAGGCCCCAAACTTAACATTGCAAGACCTAACATTAGTTGTACAACTACTTCAAGTGGGAGCACAACGAGGTGCTTGGAAAGCCGATGAATTATCAACGGTCGGGGCATTATATGACAAGTTAGTAGTTTTCTTAACTGCTGCAGGAGTCATTCAGCCTAAGGCTGAGGAAAATAAATAAAAAGGAAATTATCATGTATAAACATGTTGCTAAACATAACGATAAGAAAACGGTACTGTTGTGGAGACAAGTGCCCGGTGAGGACCATATGTGCTTGGTAGCATATAGTGATCTTCTTCCGCGCATCTATCATGATGCTGTAATGAAGGTACTGGAAAGTGACATGGGACAACAAGCTGAGAATTTTTCAGATGCATTATTCCGAAGCATGATGCCAGATGGTCGCAATTGTCTTGAAGCATTACATCGTGATGGACTTATCAAAAAAGTTCCTGCGAATCAAGTTATTGTTACACCAACAGCATCAAGCTCAGTTCGACTAGATGAGCTAAATAAAATATTGAATGAGATGGCAACCGGGCAATCTGCAATTGACCGCATGGCTAAACTTGATGGTGAATATGGATATGCCAAGGCAAAGAAACCTACTGGTAATAAGGTAATTGAACCAGTAGAAAATACTATCCTTAATGAAGGTGTATTGAGTGATAAGGACTTAGCACAAGACAGATTAAAGCAGGCTGCTACCATGAAAGCCAGTGCTGCTCAATTAATGGCAGAAGCTGAAAGATTGGTAACTGAAGCCACCGCGTTAGACCCAACTACTACTATTGCCACCAATGACAACCCCATCCCCAAGAAAAAAGCCACGATCAAAGTTAAAAAAGATTAACTTTTCTGTAAGGGATAAGTGGAAACATATCCTGAAAGATGTTGAAAAGAAAGAAATTCCAGTAACTTTTTTACAGGCTATCGCAGTGACTTTGATAGATGGTACTGTAGTTGACATTAATATCAAAGAATTAATAATGGCCGGTACTGATCCAGATGACATTGAAATCATGATTGATGCTAAACTAAAAGCACTTGATGATATCATTCATGATGTTGATTTTTTCATCAGCATAGATGATGTTGTTAATACTGTCCAACCCGTAACTGATGAACTATTAAAAGATTTATGATTGCAGCTATTTTCGCAGTTGACCCCAATGGTGGGATAGGGTATGAAGGTACATTACCCTGGCCCAAGAATAGTGCCGACTTGAAATGGTTCAAAAATAATACACAAGGTCAAATTGTGGTGATGGGAAGGCATACTTGGGATGATCCACTGATGCCAAAACCATTACCGAATCGTGCAAATATTGTAATTAGTAACCGAGCATTGGATGACTATCCCACCGTCACTGTATTTTCTGGTGATTGGTTAACATCATTGAAACTGTTACGAAATAATATCAATGACAAAGATATTTTTATCATTGGTGGGGCACAAATCCTCCAACAATGTCTTCCAATCTTAGATAAAATTTATCTAACAAAAATCAACACTGCATATCCAAGTGATGTTACAATAGATGTAGACAGTTATCTGTCTGAATTTGAATGCACTTACTATAGCCCAACTTCAACTTGCACTTTCACAATTTATGAAAAATTATCTAGAAGCACTACAATATATACTGGATAACGGTACTGAACGAGGTGACCGTACTGGCACTGGCACATTATCTGTATTTGGTATGCAACATCGGTATGATCTTGCAAAAGGGTTCCCTGCTGTAACTACAAAAAAACTAGCATGGAAAGCTATGGTAGGTGAACTACTTTGGTTCATTGAGGGTGGTAGTTCAGAACGAAGACTAGCTGAAATTACACACGGTACTAGTGAAGGTACTACTACTATTTGGACGCCGAATGCATTAGCTCCTTACTGGAAACCCAAAGCACAATTTGATGGTGATTTAGGGCGAGTGTATGGTGTACAATGGAGACATTGGAGAGGAGTCAAGCCAATGCATCATCCTGAAATGCCAGCTAGTGTTAATGTAGCAACAGAAGTTGATCAATTGGCTGTATTGATTTCTGGAATCAAATCTGATCCCAATGGTCGCCGTCATATTTTATCTGCCTGGAAGGTTGATGAACTTGATCAAATGGCATTGCCTCCATGCCATGTAATGAGTCAATTTTATGTTGCCAATGGTAAGTTATCTTGTCAGATGTATCAACGGTCTGCAGATTTCTTTCTGGGTGTACCATTCAACATTGCATCATATGCTCTACTAACTCATATGATTGCGCAAGTGTGCGGTTTAGAAGTAGGTGAGTTTATTCACTCTATTGGTGATGCCCATGTGTATTGTAATCATATTGAGCAGGTCCGTGCGCAGCTATTGCGTGAACCATTTCCAAGTCCTAAGTTATGGTTGAATCCTGAAATCAAATCAATTGATGATTTCAAGATGAGTGATTTTAGGCTTGATGGTTATACCAGTCACGGTGCTCTTACTGCCCCAATGGCAGTGTGATTAGTATCTTTGAATGTTTCATCATTTGCTAGAGGTTGTAGCAAATGTATGAGCGCACCTTCTAATGCAGTGAGTGCAGTTTCTGAAGTTAGTTCGGTGTAGTAGATTGTCCATTCTTTTGGATTCATATTCGTATTATGTTCACGAAGTTGTTTCCATCCCTTAGGGTCCGTTTGATATGATTTTGTTTGGCCGTGAGCCTTAGGCCAGTGAGTATCTTGTCTATTGCGGATCCATCCTTTACCTACATAGATGGGGCGTTGTTCATCATCTTCTATGATATAGATACCTCTAGCATTAGATGGTATTTCTTTATAGTACCGCCAAGGTAGTTGATGGATTTGTGTTTTTATGTTTAGTAATTTATTACAAATATCAATTGTTTGTAGGATTGATATCATGGTAATGGAATTCTTATGATATCTGATTCTGTAACGAATAGTGTAGTAGCGCCGTTACATATCCGTAGTGGATTTTCTGTAACAATTGTGAACACTGACTTTAGCTGATAAAGATTAGCGAAATGAATGGAGGGAACAAAGGTGGGACTTATCGTACAAGTTGGTATCATTTCAACTTTCAATCAAGTGTAATAAGTATCATCGTAATGATACTTATTACTACTGGTGATAGGTAGAAATAATTACGCAGTGATGCGGGCTATGAGAATTTTACTGATAGAAGTTGCAGTAAGCACCTTATTTGCAGGTAACAATCTGTAAGTTATAGCAGTCATAGATGAATTATCAAAGTTGATCTCACCTGACAGCACAAAAATACAAGTAGCATTAGGTTCAGAATATGTTTCGCCTTGTGGTAGAGTATAGATATCACTAGTCCAGGTAGAATTTTTATTATCCGGTGATACACAATACCTAGTAGCATGCGGACTCACGACTTTCATTTTACTAATTAGTGTACTATCTGATGGAACACTTGCCATGTAAGTAGCGAAAGTTTCATCATATTGATCACGCCAAGTTTCTCCAACATTCATAATCCTAGAGTAATCACCTATAGAATATAATATAGACCCATTGGCATAAATGCTGCCACCTGACATTCTAGTTTGTTCAGATGGTCCTGACGCTGGATATTTCCATCGCTGTTCATCGCCTTGATATTGAACATTTTGTGATACGGTAAAACCTGCAACTTTGGTAGATGAAAATGTAAACATGGGTATCCCTTAAATAGTAGAGTTGTCAGGCTTTGGATTAGCAGTTTTTATTGCATTTATAACATCATAAAACGGTTGTGATTTAGGTGTATCTCCGGTATCCATAGAGTGCCATAGCATATCTAATTGTTCGTTAATACTAGGATATATACTTTTTCTAGCAATTCTGTATGCGTATGCAGATGCATCATCTGCTGGTAATGCAACCGCTGTTGAAATTGGAGCTATTACTTTTCCACCTGGGATAATTTTCTTTGTTACAACATCAACTGCATCTGTTGTACTATCTGATTGTTCAGCTAATAAAAATTCACCCGGCCAAGGACCTACTTGAAGAGGTAGTACAGAGTCATCACATGAGCCAGTCCGTAATATAACTCCATTGCTATTATAGATTGTAAAATAGGTTTGCATATTCATTATTTCTTAATTATTGTTACATTATACTGCATAATCTCTCCATATGCGTATGATTGTCGTACAATATCCATCTTTAGCAACCATATGCATACTGGGAGAACCATCTGTAGTTGTAATTGCTGCAGATATATCAGCGGCAGTAGCTAATGTAAATCTACCAACGCCGAATATAGTTGCGGTTTGCCAATCTCCTACTGTATTTACTCCGGCTGTACTTAAAACCTCATACACTATTAGGTCAGGAACCCAAAAAGTATACTCAGTGCCAGGATCAACCTTACTGCCACCAATCGTTTCAGTGACATAAGACCCAGTGTTTGCAATAGTAGTTGGATTTCTAATAATAGCGGTATAACATGAATCATTTGTATCGCTACCCGCAGATTTCACTGGGACTGATAACTCATAAAAATATGTACCTGCTTGCAAATTTATTCTATACAAATCAGTATCCACTGCACCACAATGATTATTTAATGCGGCCGCATCTAATGGAAGAGGTAGCCAATAATTAAGAGGTATGCCTGGACCTGGACCTGGACCTTTATAAGTTCTCACATAATCGGGCAATGATGCGCCGGGAGCTATTTTATTAATTGTTATTGCATCAGTAGCAATAGCTTCAGTCACTACTGTTCCATGTACTAACAAATTACCATTGATAGATACATTGCCATTCATTGCAATATTACCACCAGTAACAGAAAATGGATTTTTACTGCCACCATCTGTAAATATTTTGAAAGTATCAGCATTTATAATAAATTCAGATGGTCCGGTTATTCCTGACAAAATCTGGAATCCTGCGATGTGTCCACCTGCATTTAAAGTAACTCCATATTTTGCAGAGACACCATTAATTGAACTTGATAGCGTTGATACATTAGAAGTTAAATTACCAACAGTGGATGTTACACCTGATATCTGGGTAGCATAAGAACTAGTTGCATTAGCTACTGCTTCTGCAAAGTCAAGTATTCCAGCAGAAGTAGTTACATTGCCTGTAGTAATACTTGCATACAGTGAATCTATGCGTGATGCTATTGCTAAATTGGCAGTTGTTTGTGTTTGTTCGGTGCTTCTTATCCAAGCTGATGTATTAGAAGTTAATGTTGTAACATTAGATTCTAGTCCACTAATTCTAGTGCCATAACTACCAGTCGCATTAGCTACTGCCGATGCAAAATCAAGAATTCCAGCAGTAGTAGTTACATTACCTGTTGTGACATTTGCTAATAGCGTATCTATTCTCTGAGCTATTGCTAAGTTTGCAGATGCATAAACATAGTCAACATGACTGATCAATGCTGTTGTATTAGATTCCAACGAATTATAGTTAGCTTGCAGTGTCTCTACATGTGTTGCCAGAGAATAAGTTGCAGTAGCTACTGCTTCATAGAAGTCAGTTATTCCCGCAGAAGTTGTTACACCACCTGACGTAAGATTAGCCCCTAATGTCATTATAGTATTTGCCCATGCTATATTAGCATTTGCGAATGTATTAGATAGATAGGTAATCCAAGCAGTAGAATTACTAGAGGTGGAACTTAAATTACCAGCGAGGCCTGCTATATTTGCCATTACTGAATCTTCTGGAATACGAACATTGACCCAACCAGATGGTTTATAATAACTTAGTCTATCATTTCCAATATCATACCATGTTTGTCCTAGTAAAGGATGTGCTGGTTGAACATTACTTGCAAAATTTTCAACAAGATGTACTAAATTAGTGTTTACTGATGTACCATAATTAATAGAACCTCTACCTACTAGTGATATACTAGTTGCAGAGGTATTAATTGTCTGTTCTGGTACGGCAACTAGTAAGTTACCATTTGATCTATATATACTGTATGTCATTCTAGTTTATTTCTGTAGTTAATATTGATAGGTACTGTGTGCATTTAATACTATTTATGCCAGGTTACCTATTTCAAGAAACCTGTGTGCATATTATGGAGTTTTACGTAGAATTATTAATATTGCTCTATTGTCTGCAAATATGCCATACCCTTTATTCTCAGCAGGTACATCTTCATAATGTCCACCCATCATATCTTGAGAGCCGGTGTCATTAACAAAATACTGATATGCAGGTATAAACACTGATTGTCTCATTCGTTGTGGAACTGTTGCCCCGGTGTTATTTACCGCAAGTATAGCTGATGAACTGGCATGCCACGTTTGTGCGGCTGTAATAGTATTACTACCAGTATACTCTAAATTATTTAATTCTGATGTATTATAGTCTATACTATCCGATCCAATCAACAGACTAATCATACCGCTAGGCAAATCATATTGGAAATATGTATTATCAGGTCCAGTATTTCCAACAGGAGTGTATGGTCCTTGATATATAGACCAACCACCAGGTATTAATGCACTATACGCTGCGACACCATAATTATGTACCCCATCCCAATTGTTCCAGTGGAAGTCAGTATATACATTGCTTGGTGCATTAGCGCAGTCTCCGGTAACCTGAGATATTGATAACGCATGAGCTAGTGGTATATTTGTTAGTACATATGGAGAAGCATCAGCGTCTGGTGTCGTTACAGGAATCGGAGTAGCTGCATTCCAGTATACATTACGACCAGACACCCATGTTAATGTTGTCCATTTTGCAACAGTAATAGAGCATGATGCTGCGTCGGAGAAGTGATAATTTACTTTAGTATTCTGCTGTGAATAGTTGTTTTCATGGTAGCCTGTAGTAGATGCATCTCCCGGGTAAATAGTTGCTTGAAAAGGTACGCCTCCCGATTGGGACCCAGTTCCATCATGCGAAAGAAAACTTCTAAACAAGTTAGTTCGGTTGTTCCAGAAATAGTTTGCTAGTTCAAGTTGAGTTGATCCAGGAGCTAAATTAATACCTACACTAATCGCATTAGTTGGAACAATACCATTTAATGTCAAGGTGAATGTTTTTCCACTGCTGGTTGTAGTGAATGTGAATATAATTTCGCTAGCTCCACCTGCAGTAAAGTGTAGCCCTGTTAATGGTGCTGAATTAATATCAGCAGAAGTAACACCTGTTATAGTGAAAGGTATTGCTGTTCCATTTACAACATTAGTTGTTGCTAAGTGTATGGTAACTGTTCCACCTACATCAACCGTTGCAGCACTTCTAGATAAAGTATATGTAGGATCAGATGAAGTAATAGAAGTATCATTAATGATAAGATTACTTGTTGCTACTATTGGACCTGAACCTGAACCAGTATGTAAATTGAATGTTGCTATTTCTAGACCTTCGGTTAAATTATCAGCATTAATTGTTCTAGAAAAAGAAGCAGTATTACTGACTATGGAAGCAGTCCCGGTTAACACACCGTCAGTAAAGTCTGCAGTAGTAATTCCGGTACCACTTGTTGTCCAGTATACTGTACTGTTTGGAACTCCTACTGAAGTAATCGTAAATATTACAGTATCACCTTCATTTTTAGTAATAATTGTTGGAGTCATTATATAGGATGATGCAGAGGCCCCGTGAAAATTACCAATTGATATAGTTCCTGCTGCAGGAATTGCTGTTTGAACATTGTTTGGGTATCCAACTGCACCACTGGCAGTATATGATCCGCCTGCATAATATTCACTTATAGCTACAGGGTTAGTTCCACCAAATTCTATTTGTATATTCCCTAATGATAGTGGATTTGCGTAAACTGGTAAGGTCACAGTAAGTTACCCCTTCTTTAGGATAGCGACTTCATTCTTTAATTCCTTAATTGCTTCTATTAGTAATGGAATTAATCTTTCATATTGAACTGTTAAATATTTCTCATCAATTGGTGCTGGAACAACTATTTCTGGTAAAACTTCCATAACTTCTTGCGCACTAACTCCTACTTCAGGTTTAGCGACATATCCCAAACTTTGTGCCAATTCATTTGCAGAGTAATGAAATCCATTTAGTTGACATACTTTATCTAATGCGTTTTCTATGTTACCAATACGATTTTTCAATCTGTCATCCGAATAGTATGCCACTATATCATTTGTTGCTCTAATTTGTCCAGCTACACCGCTAGCTGCAGTACCGACACCTAAAGAAACAACTTGTGGATTGGAAGTGTATACTGGAATACCAGCACCACCACTAGTTAATAATTGTCCTACTGTTCCTGGACCAAAAAATCCAGTAGTATTCACTGATGTTTGATATGGAACCTGACCAGTTGTGCCATTGGCTAAATTAGTTGATATTACAGGTACACTTAATGTAGACGATATTGTCACCCATGTAGTTGCATTACGATATTTTAAAGTATTGGTAGAAGAGTCATACCACAGTTGACCTTTTAAGGGTGTAGTAGGTGCATTAGTATCTGCAAAATTTTCCAATAAGTGGACAAAATTTTCGTTTAACACTTCGCCATATCCAGCGAAGTTTTTACCAATCAATGTTAGACTAGTGAAGTTATTATCGGATGTACCGTCTTCTACTGCTACTAATAGATTATTATTAGTCAAATTTATGTTATATGCCATGAGATTTAAATTCCTATAATATATTTATCGTAGACTATATGTCAAACTTGATTGGTTAGATTGGTTAGTGTTTGTATTCTAACTGTATAATCAATTTGAATCAATCGGTTAAGACTTTTTTGTATTGGATGGAAAACCACATGTGTTAATAGTTTGCCGGTTCCTGGTCCGGCAGCACTCCAACCCCTGAGTCCTAATTCATCAAATACAAAAGTACCATTAGTATTTGACCCATTATCAAACGCAAATTGACCAGTAGGCTCACCATAATTCAGCAAACAACTAACTAATATATCAGTATATACTGTGCCGGGTACATGCCTTATAGACATATTATTTCTGATGGGATCAGGATTAAGATCACTTGTATCATCTATAATTTTATAGTATGTTGGATTATACAAATTTGAATTTTGCGTATTTACATTTGCAGGTAAATAATTTATAATACCAGTGGGATCAATTGCAGTTCCACCGTTACCGAAATGCATTTCATATAAGTAATTAGTTTTTTTATTTGCCAAATTATAAGCCAATGCTTGACTCATATTTTCAAAGTGAATAGCATTCTTTTTGTCAACTAATACTGAAGGATTTTCACTATCAGTCACATCTGTGATTTTAATAAAGCCTTGAATGATTGACTGTAATGATTCGTTGGACATTCCCATTTCTACCCTTTAAATATTAATTATGCACGACTTTGAATCAAAATTTCTCCAGATGCTGGATCAAAAATTTTAATAAAACCTTGCACTGATATCCCGCTATTTTCATCTGGCATACTTTCACTATCCTCTAGTTCGGTAACCTCGGTTGAATCAGTGCTATGTTCATTATTTATCATATAATATAACTCTATTTAGTTAGTAGATGTATGGTGCTACAATTGATGGTTCTGTAATGGCCTGTTGCACACTAATATCCTCAACTGGTGTCCCAGCATCATATAGATCACCTACTGAGGTACCACCACATCCTCTTGTTAATTGACCTAATACAGCACCAGACTTGGTATAATACTGTATTCTTTCACCATCAATGTATACTATACCAGGAATTAATCCTGGGGCATTCGGAGTAGGCAATGTAGTACCATCTGTGACCGTGATAATTGAATCAGTGATATGTAATGGTTCAGCTAATGTGGTTATGTTAGCATGTGTAATATTAGTGTAGAATATTTCTTCATTTATATCAACAAACATTCTAAATCCCATAGTACCGGTCAATGATGATAGTACTGCTATTGATACTGAATCATACATAGTTCCAGGAATATGTTCGTCAGGCGAATGAGAATATAATTGGTTAATGAATGTTCCACCAGAAACAATAATATTAGCAGTAGAAATTCCATTTATACTACTGAATAATCCACCAAATATAGTACTATCGTCTGGAACTTGATCATCACTATCTGCTGATGAATCTACTTCAATTCCTGGAACTAATGATGTTAATACTCTAGGTGGCATACTACTCGTAGGTTGATAACATGCCATAATTCTATCATTTGCATTATCAAAAGAACCAGAATCAACTAACTTGAATATGCCAAAGTCAAATCGGCCCGATCCAGGAGCGTCTATTGAATTAATATATCCCTGTCCCTTATATTGAACAAGTGTATTTGGAGGGTATGATTGTTCAAAAATGTCACTGTCATATAGAGAAGAATCAAATCCACCCTTTACCCAATCAACAACGCGGCTGGTGTATGAAATACGATCAAATTTTATTGTTGATTTTACTTTACGAGTTTTTATATTTGTTAATATTGGTACTGCTTGTGCCCAACGAGAGACAGGAATGTCCATCAATCCCATATAATCTCTATCAGTAATATCTCTACTTGCTTCATCATATGAATCGTATTCTTCAGGTAGAATGTCATACCCTAAGTTAACAATTGATTGTTCTGGTACAATTCTAGTTACTATTAATTGCCCTCTATACATGTAAAAATCAAACTCGCATACTGCGATTGTACTAAGATCATCTGCTCCATTGTATATCTCAAGCCCTTTTCCTTCACCTGAAGTTGGTCTTCCTACTAAAATATATGATGATCTACGTTTAAATAGTAATTGAGCACCAAATCTTTCAGAACTAGCTCCACATCTATACATTGCTTCTTGAAGTGCAGTATCAAATATATTTAATTGAGGTTCATCATCCGTTTGTACAATAACAATGTAATCTTTGCTAGTATTATTGAGATCCGCGGTTAACTCAGCAACTTTGCTTACATCACCATATATATCATATGTTTTACTGAATGCTAAATCTAATACACCATTATATATTCTAATACGATGTAATGTATAACTACGGGTAGCTGAATATATCAAACTTCCAGTTTCACCATCATATAATCCAGAAGCAAGAGTTCCAGTAATATCATTATAACCTCTTGATATGACTTTATATTTTATTGGTACAGTGACTGGAGTTACTCCTGTCCCAGATATTTTCACCAATGGTGTACTAGTATACCCACTGCCTTGATTTGTGATGTAAATTTTTTGTATGCTACCATTTGATGAATTTATAGTAGCATATGCTTTAGCTCCTGAACCATTACCATCAGTACTAATTATAGAAATGTCAGGCGATGTTATATAACCATATCCAGGAGATACTAATTCTATACTGCCTACTCCGTAAGTATGATGATTTTTCCAATCAACATATTTTGGTTTATTAAATAAGATAGCATCTTTGTTTACATATTCACCATTTGGGCTCCTGTATACATTCAAATCTGAATCGTAATATGCAGGTAAATCAAAGTCCGATATTGCAATAGGAGCATTTTCTAGTCCATAATGACTGATTATGTATTCACGGATCTTAGTTCTGTATGGCTTGATTTCATTGATATAATCAAGATAGTTATCCCATTTATCTTTGCTGTAGCTAGATGGTTGTAGTAATCCATCAATTTCTTGTTTTAATGAAATAAAGCTAGTTTTAAATGCCCAGTCTATTGTCTGTTGCTCCGCTATAATACAATAAATCAACACAAATATCAATTTGTTGTATTCCTCCAATAATTCATCAACAAACAGGTCTTCTGCCAATCCTGATAATATATATCTAAACTCAATAAAAGAATTTCTATCAAAATAATCTACGTCAATAGTGTCAGAGTCAAATCCACTTGTCTTCCATAAATCTTGACTTAATTCAATCGTTCCATTTTCAAGACCTATTAAGCTGCGTGTATCAGCAGAAGAATACAAGTATATTTCAAATTTACCTTGCTCATTGGTTGTTATTTTTACTATATCCCCTGCCTTAAGAGTAAGTTTATATACATCTTTTTCTAATTTCACATTATAGTTAATTTTAGTAGTATTACTGTATCCAGTGGCATACCAATTAACAAATTTCCAATACTTGGTCACATCAAATGCTTGAATAGTATTAAATACCCAGACCTTAACTGAATTTATTTCAGTTAATTTATATAATACCCAATATCCATCATGTGTGCTATCACTTTTAACTAATATTATATAACCAGGACTCTTTAAACTTATGCTTATTAGGTCCAAATCTTCCTTAGTATCTACTACTTCATCATATTTTGACTCTGCTGGAAAAGGAGCCATTGCATATAAATTATCTGATAAGGTCAAATAATTATTAATCAATTTATTTGTAACCGGATGCTGTATTAATATAGAATTTATATAATCAACTATTTTCTCAACCATAGCTAACCTGTTAATTATTAAGGTTTGTCTAGGGCGAATACTTAATCCAAGTTTGTTACCAGCAGATAATTTAAAATCTGGAACTAAATTTAAAGTTGAATCTGCTCCAATTAAACTGTCTAATAGCTTTTTAATTATACGAGGCGGTACTAATCTCTTATCATTGTTTTCTTGTACTAGTTCATATTCACTATGGATAATATTTTCATTCAATGAAGTTTGATATCCTATATACAACGCAGTATCTGACTCTGATAGATATTTCCCTATGTTATATAACGATACACTATTGTCTTTCAATATGGCAGCGTATGGAATACCTTGAGTTTTTGGATTAGATATCATATCTTCCAATGTAACTACACTATGGGTTTTCGTTGGGTCTATCTTTGTATTCTTTGCTCGTACCCAATAATAATACTTACTGCTAATTACACCAGTAACTTCATTTACATATGCTAACTCAACATACGCACTATCATCTTGATACTTTGGTATTCCATTTAAGTCAGCTTCAACATATTCTGAAGGCAATACCTCGGCCGATATCCACTCATATACCTCAATTGTACTACCGGGAAATAATCTACCCCAATTACTTATTCTATATGCGAGCGAGTCTTGCTCGTAATCAAAATATCTTACATTATCTAAATCCCACCAGGTCTTGCCCAATTGCAGGTCACCCCAATGGAATTCCAGGTCAATTGGCAATGTATCAGAAGTTCCAATGTTATACTTTGCAGGATCAAAATTTGTTATGTAATCTAAATCCTGTTGCGCTGTGCCTAGTATCTTTCCTTTATTTGGATCAATATAATCTAGCTTAGTAAGTAATGAATTGCTTTTTACATCATACAAGTATAATCCAGTGACACTGTTTAAATCAACAATGGTATCTTGATTTTTAACAGTTTTCCATCCAGAAGGAAGAGGTGTAGTTGTCATAATATGTATTTATCCTTGTATTAGATAGAATTATTACTAGTAGCACGCTTAGGAAGCGTAATATTATTTGGATTATATACTATAGCTTCCCACTGTCCATCTTGATTTTTATCTACCCATGCCATATCTCCAACTCTCCAACCATTTTTTGGTGGTGAACTAGTTACTTGACTGATAGTTGAGTACCTCATTCTGGTAAGATCAAATAAATCTCCACTGCCCTCTATTGGATTTGTTCTTATTAAATTTACTAGAATTGAGTCAATTGCTACAATAACGGAAGTAGTACTTTCAACTACAAGAACTTGATAAAAATTATCAAAATTGGCATCTAAACCGCTAAAAGCAAAAACATCACGCACTGCTAATCCATGTGCCGCACTCATAGTAACTGTAATCTTATTATCCAACGCATAATCAAGTTTAGTTACAGTGTGTGGTACTTCTGTAACACGATAAACTTGCCAATCGTCATTGAAATCTTTTGCCACCCAAATTCTATAACCAGTTACAATATTAGGTAATATTGCTGATAGGGCAGCATAATTGGTCATATCAAATAACAAAGAATCAACATCATTTATATTAACATATCCTGCAGATTTTATATCATCTTCATAATATCGGGTTGGTTCCCTGTTTAAAAATACAGATGGCTCATATTTCAACGGACTATTCAATAAATTCAACGGACGCACTATATTAACCAAATCAACACTCGTATCATTTTTGCCCAATAGTGATAATGATGATGGATTTGCTTTATATTGTGTTTCATCTAATCGTACACTGATGCTTTGGTTAGCATCTATTGCACCATATTCTCCGACACGCATTGCCCATTCTTCAAATGTAATTAAATTAGTTTGTTGCTTATTGAATTGGCTCTTTGCTAATGCAGATATTGCATTCTGTGTTCCCTTTTCTCTAATATATCCTTGGTAGAATTTACTTTGAGTGGTTTGATTCATACCAATGTCTTCAAGATATGACCTACTTCTATACCCTATTAATCCTTTACTAAAGGTATCAAAATTTTCATCCAATTGCTGATTATCAATATTATATATGTCAGCAAGTTTAAGTGCATTATTAGAAAAGTTTGGTAGTAATCCAGATGTTAATGCTCTATCCAATTGACTCCAATAATTAAAGTCAAATGAGTCAGCAGCAACCATATCTTGTAATGCAGTATATGATATCTTTTTATAGGAAACAATATCTCCTTTTTTATAATCAGTGGTAGGTGACCAATTAGTAGTTACTGAATTATTATAAATAAATCCTGCTGGCGAAAGTTCACCATTCCAATTGGAAGTTTTACTTCCGGTAATCCGTAATCTATGTTGTCTGTTTCCTAATTCTGGCTTGTAAATTACATCATTGAATACTGTAACATTATCAAATATTAATGTATGGTCATATTGAACTAATGTAATTTCGGCAAATGCTATGGTTTGTCCATATATAGCATTAATAGTTGTTACTACTGAATCTCTCACTATATCTAATGCAGTATTTTTTATAACTTCAAAATTTGGATTCAAAATTCTTGATTCATTTGGACGATTGCCAATCATATCAACCACTGAATCTGTACTAGTAAATTTCAACTCGCTACCCACTGGGCTTAATACTAAAATATTACCAGATTTCCATCCCTGTAATGTCCAGGTTAGAAATTCTTCAGCAGCAAGTACCCAATCTTGTGTCTTTCCTAAATCTGAATTGTAATTCTCAAACACAAATCCCTGTGCTATTAATATTCTCTGATAACTTACCAAAAAGTCTACAATCTGTTGTTTGTTCTTAAACTCGTATCCATACGGTACTGTAATTTTTTTATTCTGATAATCGTTATATATAACACCTCGGGTGTTTAATACTTGAATTGCATATGAACTTCCAGTAGATTGACTTGGTATTATAGTAAAATATGGTGTTTTTAAATTATAACCACTTACTGTATACCCTGAATCTGTTTTTTCTACTATTACCGCACTATAATTAATTCTTCTAATGGGAACACTCTTATTGAGATGAACCATATAATTTTCATCTGGAATAATAGTTGATTCATTTGTACTATTAGGACTATACTGATCTGCTAATACAGTGATATATTTCTTATCAGTGAATCCTGCCATTTTATGACTTAATTTTACATCTAATGCACTAAGGTAAGTTCTTACTTTTGTTGGACCGATCATTCCAAAACTAGTAATGTAATCGGATACCCAATTTATATAACCACTTGCCCTGGTTATATTACCGTTTACTGATTCACCATTAATAACTATACTGGTAGGTGTAACTTTTTTGTTGGTTGAGTTAACTGTAAATTGTCCTATATTCACTCTTGGTGTATATCTAGATGTATCTACTAATGTACCAAAATAGACAGCCGGTTTAAGTAGTGCAATAGTTCGTTGCATTGCATATGCAAATTCACTAGTTCTTCTCCATGCTGATTCAACTGGACCTTGATCACCTATTGAGAAAGTATAATTTAATGTGGCACTATCAAATTTACTTAATAATTGGGTAGGGTCAATTAAATTACCAGACGCATCTACTGGTAAAAAAGTGGATAAATTTGGACGAGCATATAGCGGATTGTAACTATCTGTTACATAATTGTATCCATCTTCCAAGTCAAGCCATAGATTCAACAATCCTGAGGTGTATGGTGCTGCACCATATCTTGCTTCCCATCCTGAAGGTTTTTCTGAGAATCCAATCATTTCCCACGGATGAGTGTGAGGGCGATCAGTATCGTAAAAATACTTATATATACCTCTCCAATAACCAATCATTGGTTGTCCATCAATATCTAAACATCTATTATAATTCCAACTAAATTCATTATTTGATTGGAAATAAGGATTACCACTATAATCTATCTTGTTACCACCAATCCATTTCAAAAATTCAGAATTTAATACTGAATTGAATTCTGTTAATGAATATTCAGTAGTACGGAACTTGCCCGGAGTATAAGAAGCAATATCAATTAGCTCAGTTTTATACTCTGCTTTTATATTATTGTAAATTCTACGCTCTAACTCAAGCAAATATACATCTCTCAAATCACCAAATGCTGGGGTTAAGCTACCATCATGACCTTGAATTACTGCAATCTCAGTTTGATATGTGTTGTCCATGTATATCTCTGGCATATATTTTGGATACAACCCTAACTTAGTTGGAGTTTCTGGAACACAATTGCCGTCAGTGCGATACTCTCTTATTTCTAATATTCCATCAACTGCCAATTCTACTGCATCAGTGATTTTTAATGAAGCTACCACAATATTAAATATATAGTCTCGGTTAACCATCAGTTGCTGTCCATTGTAATATACAATAATTGCACGATTGCTTAATTCGGTGATACTATATAATGAATGTAAAGCATACCCGGTTGAATATAAATTATCTGTTACATTTGTATTTTCAATACGATGACTTAATGTTGTATAATTATCACCTGAGGGTAACATATCACTATAGTACCAGGAAAAACTACCATTCTTAACAGCATTTATTATTGACACAACTGCGTCTACACCTGCTACTGGATTAGCTGGATTTAGATCAGGTAGTGTGACACATAATTCTAAAAATTTATTCTTAAATTTAGTGTATTCTCTGCGAGCCAAATCTATTGCATTAATGAAATTAAGATTTGAATCAATCAGGAATAAAGATGAATACATTACTGGAGCAGAATTTTGAAGTATACTACCATTTCTATTTCTGTAATAATAATTTTTTAAAGTCTGTCCTTCAGATAACAGAGTATTTTGACTAATATGTAATAGATGATTTCTCATCTGGCCTAATGTGACTGCTGACAATGATATATTTTTGCTATTAGCGTCTAGGTTAGTTGGAATTTGATAATAGCCTAATTTACTTACTGGTTCTCCATAAATTAATATATCAATTGTATCACCAATAGTTAGATACCCAGTATTAAACTTTACGGTATTTTTTACACCGACCGGTAACTTAGAAAAATTGGTAGTAATAAGTTTATTATTAACAAATACCTTAAAGTTAGATACATAGGCTGATGATACTTCAAGCACATCATATTCAAAATAATTAGTTGCACCTGTATATGTGTGAGTGATCAGTTGGTACTGTTTACTTTTCTCTAATACTGTTGTCCATACTATTTTGTCACTATACTGAGTAAAGTTAAAGGCATTAAATTTAACTAAATCTGTGAATAAATTTTGACGTAAAAATCCGTTAGATATTGGAAAGGTTAGATTGCTTTTATTAACAGTGTACGTAAAATCCTCATTGTCAAAATTATTTTTGAAGTTAATATCGCCGATAGAATTACCAACACTGGTATAACTTAATGGTAAGTTTAGTATTGGATCAACTGTTCCTGTTCCTTCAAGGAAAGAGAATATTCTAGTACCACTAAAAGTACTGTTGACATAAGTATTTTTATCAGCCAAACTAATATCATTTGCATCAATCACATCAAATAATGGCGGCTGATTTATTGTTGTTTTAATCTGTGACTTCTGCCAAAATCCAACGGTTGGATCATTGGTTAAACTTAAACTGTTATACCAATGAGTAATCTTGGCATTAGTACCACTCAATGCCAATACTGTACTGTACTTATATGCGATTGGTAAATCAGTTGCAGCTAGTATAACTCTTGCATGATTAAATGCAAAAGTAATGGTATCTTCAGATGCTGGTGCAACCTGTTCAATATGTAATATTGTATTTGAATATATACGTTTAACTTTGCCAATATAATCAACCCGAGGAGTGTCAAAAGAATCAGTATCATTAGAAGTTTGGTCATACCCAGTGTTGGTGTATAAATGTGCTCCCTTTTTAAATTCAGTTAGAAAATTAGTACCTATACCAGTGACAATAAAAGAACCTGCGGTTGTTGTTATTTCCCCAGTAACTCCCTCATCAGTACTATCAAAAAATGTTGCACCACTTTGATCAGTGTATTGAATTTCGTATATTTGTCTTCTAACGGATGAACTTATGTCATTTGAAAAAATAATAGTTTGAAATTCTTCTACTACTAGTCCTAATCCTGCCAAAACATTAATTGAAACATTATTAACTTGTGTTGATGCATTTGTTATGACTTCATCAAATAGGTCAACATTTGGTAGTGGTACTCTACCATTGTTAAACAACTGTAGATCCTGGTCAAATTCAATAATAGGTCTGTTTGCCCGTTGGTATTGGTCAAACATTGGTATTTTGCCTAAGTAATCAGCAGTCGCAGTAATTACATCAATGTGGAACCATCTATTTGCACGACTCCAGGCATTCAGATCAGTACATGCACGATTTATTACTATATAATCTGGTATCAATGAAGACTGAATTGGTTCATCATAATTACCTATATCATAATTCATGATATCAAATGGAACATTACTATCGTCCGGTAATATTTCAACTGCCAATAAGGTATCTACATTCACTAATGAAATGCCAGTACCGACCCCTTCTACTATATAAGTTTTTGGCACGACAGGTAGTGTCGTAGGATCATCTGACCAATATGATTGTGGAATCACTGTATTGTCAAATGATATTCTTAGTCCATTTGTAAATACGACACCATTGGGACTGGTATATGCGAGTTCACCAATAATACCAGTATTAATATTAATAGGTCCGTATGAATTTACTACTTGCGCAGCGTCTATAATATTAATGGTTTTAATTTGAGCACTGTTATTGGCATTTTGTAAATACAAAGCAGACAATGGAGCAGTAATATCTGGAGACAATGTTATTGTCCCACTTGAATTTTTAAAAAACTCATAGCCACCTTGAGTTTCACCATCATTAATACGCACCCGATTTCCAATTGGAAAATCTCTTACTTTTGTTAGAGTTACTATTTCAGTATCATCAATGTTTATTTGCCAAATATCATACCGATCATCTACCGGAACAATTGTGGAAGTTGATGTAGTCCAATCTGCACCTGATGTACTACTATTTAAAAATATGATATATTTTCCTATAGGAAAATCAGTATCTGAATCAAATTGAATTATGTCACTTAATAAGTTACCATCTATACTAGTAAAAGTAGCTGATATGGCATAATCTATATAATTTATCAATGGTAGATTATAATAATAATCTTGCACATCGCTGGCTGGAACTGTAAATGTTATGGTGGCGGTACCATTGTTTGTTACACCATGTATACGACGGCTTGAAACTTCCGGTAAATATTGTTTAGTACCAGTTATACCTGGTTCAGTTTGAATCCAAATATTTCCAGAACCAACATTTAACTGATAGGTATATCCTCTAGTTAAGTTAATGCTTCCAGCCGTTGTTATATCAATAGTGCGTACCAGAGGAGTTGAATTAGGTATCTCAGCAATAGAAGTTAAAGGAACACTGTCAGGAAAAGTTGATAACCAATAGTATTGACTAAAATTTATTAACTTGTCCAAATCTATTTTAGGATCATAATTGTAATATTCTGAGGCAAATAATCTAGAATGATTGTCTGTTAGTCCACCATAATATCCAATTTTTGATACTAGATCAGAATAATCACTATAGAAATCTATCTCATTACTACTATTTTTAATAGTTACGCTAGGCTCAAGTTGATAATTAGCTCTGGCAGTAGTAGGCTCTACAATATAATTGTCACCTGTTTTAAAAGTAGGAGAAAACTTTCTTCCAATATATCCATCTAATCTCTTATAACTTGGCTCACTAACCAGTTGGTCAAGAGTTGCGTGTAAGAACTTTTTATTTGTATTACTTTGAAATACTGCAGGAAGAAAATCTAAGGTCTTTCTGGTAGCCATTCTTATTTACCTATCAAAATGTGATACTACGATTTGATGCTGCTAAACTTTGATTTAATTGTCCAGATGTTAAGGATGTGATAATCTCTACATTATCTACTGTAGCTGAACTAATTATAATTTCATTTGCTTCTGCATTAATTTGATATAAATTACCAAAACTCACCGTGTCATCATCAGGCACTATAATAATACTAGCAATATTTGGACTTAATACTCTATGTAAATATGCTGATAACTCACTAAAGTAAAATGTATCACCAAAATCCCAGTTTGTTATATCAAAATAAACATTTATTGCATTTATCACTGATGTTTTAATATCAGCATCACTTATATTTAATCCAGGATTTTTCACAACCTTAAAGGTCGCTTGTAAATTAAGTGAAGATTTATTACCAAACACCGGCTTAAACTTTGCACTTTGAAAAACAATAGTGTCACTTATTGATTTTATATTGTTTAATGTCGCATAATCAGTTTCTAATGCTATATTTGTTGGTGCAACTGGTTCTGCTACTGTGTTTGAATTATCTACAATCCAATTGCGATAATCAGTATTATATGTAGTGGTTAACACATATAAATCAATGATATTACTGGTACTAGGATCAACCCTGCTATTACTTGGAGTTGTATGTCTATACTGATAATACAAATCTTGTCGCCCATAATATGCGATGTAATCTGATAACGGATTTCCTAATGCCAATGTACTAGACAATTGATAGAATAAATTTTCAGTTGTTGCATAAAATAGTTGTCCGGCAAAAAAATTACCTTTATTAGTTATTATCTGAGAAGTAGTAGCATAGATACTAACAATAGTTTTATTATCTACTAATTCAATATACATGAATCGATCATTTTCATATCCAACAACTGTCTTGAAAAATACATATTTACTATTATTACTGGGTAAAGGATTTACTATAAATTCAAATAATTGTGGATTATCTGGAACACCATCATTATTTGTATCAGCAAAAGTAACATAAATGCTGTTAGTACTTGCATATCCGTCAGGATCTACAATAGAATTATGTACATACCATGAAGAATCTTGCCCCAATGGTAATACTGTATTAGGTCCAGGATTAGTCTTTAATATTTTTATATTATCTCTTATTACTTTTCCAGCTTTGCTATCAAATACATTCAAGTCTCTATCAAAAAAGAAATTTGTTTCCGCTGGACTGTGAAAAATATATTCTAATCCACGATAATAAGTAGTATATTGTTCAGATGCAGCATTATAGGTAAATCTTAATAACCAGCTATTATTTAACTGAGTTCCACTTTGGCTACCTATATTTAATAATGAAAATGTATTTTGAATAGTACTTGAAGTGGAATCTATTTTTAAATTTTCTTCGTAGATTATTCTCCATGATCCGCGTACTGCATCATATTCTAATCCAAAATTTTTATATGTGTTTATTAAGTCAACAAGTGCCGTAGTAAAAGCAGTGCTTATGTAATTTTTAAATACAGGAAATATACTAAAAACTATAGCATTAGTGGGTACTTTTACATTTAAAGTTACTGGTCCTACCCCAGTAGAAAGATTACCCACTCCGCGATTTGCACCATCACCAATTACATTAGTAACAGATGCATAAAAGAAGGTTTTATCATCCAGTCTTATTGCTTGTCCTGGAACAAGATTGTTATTAATATCAAAATGGAAGTTTACTGGTGAAGTAAACTTTATAATTGCGCCTACTTTTAAAAATGTTGCACCTGAATTAGATGCTGCTGCGCCACCAATTAATGATGGAACATTTAATTTTTTGAAATATCCAGTTGAACTGGTTGTTCCGGACGTAGTTGAATTCCATGTCAATCCGCCCGACTGATATGCAGGAAAATTAGCATAATAGAATTGTAATAATTCTTGAGACTTTATCACATTAGCAATAGAAGTTGTTAAAATTCTGCGTATTTCTATTGGTGATAAGAAATTAAATTTTAAATTTCTAAGGTAACTATTACGATACAATACACCATCTTCGCCGAACATATTGGTACTGCTATAATTGGCAGTGGGATCTAGTGTGTCTAAATATTTACTTAACCCAATACTAGTTCTGTTTAATGCTTTTACTTTAGATACAGAACTAAAAGTAGTATAAGGTAAAATATTATAATCTTCACCGGTAATCATGCGATTCTGAGTATAATATTGTTGAGGAGCTTTTTGCTTTATATCATCAATACTTTCTCTAGAAGATGCATTGGCAATAGTATACCCTAAACTGGCTCTGAATGTAATAGTTTCTATACGGTTAATACGACTAACATAATTAAATGATATCGTAATTGACTGCATTGAATCAGGTGTAATCTTATACCCTAGCCCATTGGCTGTTCTGTAAAAATATCTGAATTTGCCTTGTGGTATATTAGAAAATGCTCCATCACCAAAAATTAAATCAACTTGATCTCCGGCTTTGCTGTTAACTTGATATAGATTTCTAGCAGATGCACTATTATAGATAACATTTATTCCAGCAACTGCTGGGACGGCCTTCCATAAAGTTTGTAGGTTGCCATTTGAATCCAAACTGTATAACCATCCATCCCCATTATTAATGCCATTTATATCTACATTAACTATTTTATTAGGAACAACATCAGTTATTGAGAAATCAAAACTAGCAAGATTTCCTTGCTTAAAGTAAAAGAAGAATCCTGTGTTATTACTAGAATTTCCCAAATTATCATTTTTATATAATACATTAAACACTCCACCTAATTTAGGTGAGGTCTCATAGATATATGGTTCATTGGTCGATGAAGAACTAACTGCTTCAAATGCAGTTTTTGATCCTTCAATTGAAGCGTCAAATCTATAAATTGGCAACACTGATGGAATTAAATTAATGCTATACTCATCATTGGTAATACCATTTAATAATTGTGAATTACCAGGCTTCCCTACTATTTGACTGTTAACTAAACATGCATTAAATATTACAGTAAATTGTTCTAGCCAATTCTCATTGGATGGGTCATTCCATGATATAGGTGTACCACTAAGATTTATACTATTACTATCATACACATTTTCACTCGTAGATATACTATCTACTTTTAGAAATCCAGATGCAGATATTGCTCTTTTCGGATTATAACTTATTAATCTGGCTAGTTTTAATACACTATCTCTTCGTTCAGCCGTATCTAAAAAGTTTTCTCTAGCATTAAGGTCTGTCCTAAATGCCAAACTTTGTCCCATGAAGGCAATAAGGTCTATCAGTGCAATAAATTCGCTACTTTCAGTAAAATCGTTGAAATCTTCTGGGTAATATAACTTGAGATAATCAATCATACTCTTACGCAGAGTCTCAAAGTCATAGGTAGAGAAGTCAGCTTCTCGGAAGGTCTGATATAGTTTTTTCCAATTTTCTGCTGCTAGCAGGCTGGTTTGACGAGAAATTATAGCCATTGTGTTGTATAACTCAGTTTATGTATTTATTTTAGTATAAAGTAGACACTTAATTGATAACAGATAACTGTTTAGAGTCTCGGTCAAAATTCAAGGTCATAACAGCAAGTTGATTAGTTATAACATACCTAAGGTTCAATATGATTTGAATACCATACTGATATTCAGTAACTGATAATTCATCAACTGATAACCGTGGGTCATAATTAACGATAGTTTTAATATCATTAATTATTGTATCTTTGACCGATGATGTAAATGGATCAAACAATAGATTCCATATAATGCAACCAAAGTTTGGATTCATTAATTTTTCACCCTTTCGGATATAAAAATGGTTAATGAGGTCTTGCTTAATCAAAGCAAAATCAGTTACTTTAAATTTACGAGTCCTATTAAAAGTACTAAATCCAGAATAAGTAGTCATATATATATTTATGCTAGTTTTGCTAGTACATCAACTGCGTATCTTCCTCTATTGAAATAAGTTGTACCAGATGTATTGTTAGCATCTTGTCCAGTACCGGTCTTTCTCCAAGTATTAGCTCCACCCGAACCTAATAAATGGCTAGCACTTAACATTCCAGCAACAGTACATTGATCATCTCCATTTTTTATTCCCTGTTTTTTAACCAAGGTAGAATAATTTGAATTTAATAAGGTAAGCATTGCAGTTTCTTGCACGCCTGAATTGGATAAAAAATCTTCTTTTGAATTGATACCATCTTTGCCGCGCCAACTTGAAGGATAATTTACTGCATTATTGCCATATAACGCAAGTGCATCTTTCTTAATGTATCCCTGATCTGATAACACTGCTGCACTGAACTGGTACTTTCCAATATAATTAAATTGATTAGTAGCTTTATAATTTCCACTGCTTTCGCTATATCCTATTTGTGTCATCAATGCTTTAGTTTGTTCTATGGTCAATGGTCCTACTGCACTTACTGGTGTAGGATTGCTAGTGTTATTCATATAACTTTTAGGAGCGCCCTTACTAACAGATGCATTAGCTGCAGCCGTGGGTCCAGCGTCAGATGATCCACCACCAATGCATTCAATTGGGTTAATATCTTCAGTAGGAGGATCTCCTTTAGTTACATCTGCGTTTTCACTGCCTGCTGGAGTAGGTTGAACTAATGGTCCGGTTAGTGCAGCATTTGGTGTCCCTGTTTTTCTAGACCAGGGTTCATGTGTTGGAGCTATTTTAACAATACTGTTTAATGCACCAGGAGTGCTTATCCATTTGCCATCTTTAAGTCCAGTTTCACTTAATTTGTTTACTGTGATAGGCGCAGGTTGAGTAATTTTGGGGCCTTGTCCAGAATTCAAGTTTATAGTTGATCCAGTAAATTTCAAATCGGCAGCTGAACTGAAACTTCCGCCTTCTGACGCATTTAGGTCTAATCTTCCAGCACTAGCCAGTCCTATACTGCCAGCATACAATACTGTCTGGTTAATGCTTGTTAAGTTTATCTCTTTACTTTGTAAATTTATAGCTTTAGTAGCAGATAAGTTAAAGGTTCCACCTGCATTTAAATTAATGTCTTTATCAGCATGTAAATTTAAGTCCGCTTTTGTTCGTATATTGACACTACTAGCACTGAATACATTTAAATGTCCGCTACCTGTCATTTCTAACCAGACACTGCCATTACTATTTCCAATGTATAGAATTTTTTCCGAGTCATTCATTAACAGTTGATGCCCACCCGCTGTTCGTAAGCGTATCAATCTGTCTTTGTCATTGGTGTCACCATCATCCATTACAAATTGATGACCACCTTTTCGTGTCATTACAGTATCAGTTGCATTTTCATTGAATGGTCGGCCTGGAGTGCTTATACCAAATACTGTACTAGGTGTTTCTCGTTGACTACTACTACTAATTGTACCTCGTACGGTATCTTCATCCAATCCTTGAGTGAATAGAATCTTAGCTTGTTCTTCATGTAGAGGCTTCTTGAGAGCTACATATTGTGTCCAATCTACATCTACATTTTCATTGAACTCAACAACTGGCATTATTTTTTTAGCGTATAACTTTTGGACAGTTGGGTCTTTAATTTTGGTATCATCTATGTTCTTGGCCCCTGCTAAACCAGGAACCATGTGATGCCCTAATTGATTCGGCACACATGCGAACCAATATCCTCTCATAGGATCGCCAGCTACAAAAGTACAAAGTACCAAATTTCCTATATCTGGAACAGTAAACCACATACCATAGGTATGTCTAACTGTAGTAAATGAATTTTCGGTCGGAGCTGTTTTACCTGGAATAGAATTCTGTTGAGTAGTACTACCAAAGAATGGACTAGCATAGCTTACTGTTCGCCAGTTACTGGGATTAGTTTCGTCACCTGCACCTAAGTCAGGAATCCAAATTTGAAGTCTACCCGACATGGTATAGTCAATGTTATTAACAATTTTACCGATGTATGGCCCTGAATCAAGTCGTAGACCGGGACTATCCTCTCGTCTTACATATTCCGGAACTTTTTTACCAGAGCGTTTGTCACTAGCCATTTGTTATCCTAATCCCATATCAACTACATTTCCATCGCCTGCTGTACTAGTAATAGATGTAGTTGGTGCTGTTTCATCAATTTTCTGCAATGCTTGTCTGTTAAGGTCTGGGGCAACATCAATAACATTTGCTTTCTTATTCTCAGCCGCTTCTACTTTACCCACTTCTTTATTGGTGGTAGGTATAGTGGTAGTGGTGGCAGTTGTAGCATCAGTTGCATTCTGCATTTGTTGAGCTTCTCCTAACTTAACTGTCGCTGCGGCAGCATCAGCAGTTGTTTTCGGATCTGCTACTCGTTGTGTAGATTCAGTTGGTGGTGTATTTGAATCATATTTTGGTTGATCTAATAATCTAACTAAGTCAAGAGACTGAGTAAATTGTCCTTTATCAAACGAATTTTCAATAGTTATGATACGATAAATTCCACTGAATACGCTAGTACTATATGTATCACCTTCTTTCAATCCATCCATCAATCCAGTGTCTTGATTTAGATCAGACGGTGTTCTGAACTCCAATAATGCAAATATTTCTTGAGTGTCCATTGTTAAACTTGAATGCTTATCTATGGCAAGGTCTTGTCCCTGAGCTACCATATTACTTGGATTAAAAAATAAGTCATCTTGTTTTATAAATTCAGGATCCCCAGAAATTTTAAGTTTAACATTTATCATGTCTCCTCTACTACTTGACATCATTGATTTGTGTAAATCATTTGCGTCAATAGTTTTCTTATCTTGGGTAGCATTAGTAGTATTGGCTGAATCTGCCTGCGCTGAAACATTTTTGTACTTATTTACTGCGATTGATCCCTTCTTATCGGTATCAGTTGAAGTTGTATCTGCATTATTTTCAACTGTTGCTGCTGCTTGTACTTTTATAGATTCACCTTTGGCAGCATCTGCTGTCATTATAGTAAAAAACATACTATCAAAATCAATAGAAAAATCAAGTATTGATTGATTTAACCCAGTATACATGTAATAATATTCTTTTACACATGTAGTAGGAAGAGATTTAGTAGCGTTTGGATATTTTTGATTAAAATGAGGAATTTTTGTAATATAATATGTTATTGATTTTTGATAAACTCTGCGTTTCTCATCAAACTTACCTAATTCTAGCCGTGGTACGATTTTAAAAGAAAATATAGGGTCATTTTCGGTTACTTCAGTGGGTGGAGGATCTTTAATTTGCTTTTTGAAAAAATCACTATTTTTTATTACTTGATTAATTACTTCAACAATAGATGTTCCTGCATTTATGCTGAAGGTCGATGAGTCGGGTTCTACTATTCCGGTAGGCACAACATTGAATTTTGACCTAATAGCATCAGCACCAGTTCTGTTTTTCATATTGGTACTACTTGCTGGATTTCTTTTTGGATCAACTATTAATGAATTTGCTATATCATCATCAATTACAAAATTAAATTCATCTGCAAATTGTTGGTGATTATTTTTTACCAATTGTTTTTCATAACTATTAATTGCGGCAGTATAGCTATAAGTTTTAAACGCTGTATTGTTATTTGATTGTACGGCATCTGTTGCTCCTTTAAGGGTATCCGCAGTTCTCTTTCCAGCCTCTGCCGTATTACTACCTAATTCACCCATTGAATTAACTATGTTATTATTTGTGTTTGCTTCTTTAACCGCAGCATTAGCAGCATTTCTACTATCTACAATTATAGCAGCCTGGCCTGCATCGCGAGTAGAACTAAAAAATTCTTGAATATTTTTAGCTTGCACTTCAAAGAATGCAGGAGTAGTACAATTACTTTCTGAATAGGCAGTATGTGAGTATGGTACAGCATCAAATTGATATTCTGATCCTTTGAGGCTAGCTTTTATTTTACAATTTATTAATTTTATTGGTATAAATTTAGTCTGTTCAGTGATAGGGCCCAATGGTTGACCTTTATCACTATTCCCATAAAAATCTACCTGCAACATAAACGGAAGTTGATCCCAATTTTTTGCCTTTAATGTATCAGCTACTGCAAGTAATCGGTTCATTAATGTAATACCATATGGTTCAATTATGGTAAAGTGAACCTCTATTACATTTGTGCCTCGTGTTCTGGCATTAAATCCAATAAGTGTCATAAATTTTAAATTGTCAAAATAGAAATCTTCTATAAAATTTGCATCTCGTTTAAAATTTTCACCTTTTCTACCAGCACTAGCTATTAATACAGTTCCCTGTCCACCATCAGTTACTGGTATATATTGATAACCAGGTACAGTAACTAACTTGTTGTATATACTAGGTGGTAGAATGTGTAAGCTTACTCCATATGTGTAATTTGCATAACCATCTAATGGATTTTCTCTACCACCATATCCTGCTATTACCTTACGAGTAACGGCTTCTTGTTTACCACCCACGTCACTCTGTGCAGATTCAGATGCAGGTTTTTTTAATAAATCAGTGTTTATTCCTAATAATCCAAGATCAGCCGTACCAGTTTTAAACGCGGAATCTAATTTTGTTTTTTCCTGAAAAGTTATTTTTTCACCTGCAGTAGAAGCTAATTGTTCCGCAGCTACATTATTGGCAGCAGTGACTTTATCTGCTGCAGTAGTCAACGGATTAGCTGCTTGCTTACGAGCGGCAGTATCTGATGCAAAAGTTGCTGGGGTAGTTGCCATTTATAATCCCAAATAAGTGGTCAATGTGTTTTTGTTAGGAATGTATATAGTCTGTCCAGGAAAGAAATCAAATATCGGATCTTTTATTACATTTGGATTTCTAACAGCAAATACCCACCACAATGATGAACTTCCATATAAGTCATTGGCTAACATATCAGGTCTATACTTGTATACAATACCTATTGTATACTCAACATCAGATGCTAATTTAGGTATCGCTCTATATGATAGTATATCAAGAAATGGGCCAAAAGTTGGTGTTTTATAATAAGGACTAGTTTTTGAATAGGCTGCTGACATTATATAAATCCTCCTTGCTTGACCAGTCTACCAGCAGCAAAATCTTCTAAATTAAACTTAGATATAACCTTTTTGCTATATACTGGTTGTAATGTTATTGATAGACTACTAGTGACAGGTAATCTGGTAAAATCAGAATCAACTGGGATAGCAATATAATCAACATCAGGAGATAATGTATGTTGAAATTGGGTAATAACACACGGTACATGTGGGAAATAATGACTACCGTATCCATCTAAAAATACCATAGGTGGTGGATTTCCTCTATGATCACCACTACCAAAAAACATTTTAGTAGCTGCTCTAAAAAAGTATATACATGCTAGTAAATATGCCCCTTCTGTTTCATTTTGAACAGTAAAATCTCCTGCTATGTTTATAGCTTGTACTTCACTATTTTCATACGCTTGTGCAGAATAATTACTATGTGTAAATTTCTGTACACCATATGAAGCAGTATGTACTACTGTTATATTAGGGGTATATGGAAAAATTACCCCACTCGTCGATTGTAATGGAGCCATCACTCCACTTGATGCACTATTATACAATAACCCTGATGCTACACTTATTTTAACACGCCAATCATTGGCATTATTTGATGATGTAATTTTAAGTGGGGGTGGTGAGCGAGTGCCACCACCACGAACTAACCCATTGCTAGATAATCTTTCTGCTACTAGATCGGCCTGATCTGGTATGCCGCGAGAACGCAAGGTTACAGGAGCGAACGGGTCTCCGCTGCCGTCAAGACTGGAATAATCGAGGCCCCCTCCACTTGCAAAATCTGTTGCAGATGTCCCTGCTGATTCGTCACTATCCCATGATCCATTTCCACTTCCTACTACAGTACCATCATACGTTATTGGCATATTTATATTCCTAGAAACATAGTTTCCTATATTATATTTATGAAGAACGAAATATGCTTAGTTTATAGCAAAAGGTTGACATTTGGTATCATTTTATGATACTATTGTAAATACTTCATCTAGGGAGATACAGTGAAATCAAATTATCTAAATAATAAAGACATACTAAAAGAAATTCATAGAAGCAAATCTACTTACTGCTCCTTTATATCAAAAGACTTAGCCGACTATGATATTATTATCCATTCAATTAATAACATCACTCAAGAAACAGTTGATCAGGCTAGAATTAATAGGGCAGATCGGTTATCTAGGCTAGCACTTGATGCCGCAAATGCATTAGGTGAAAAAAGAAAATTAGAGGAATTTGCAATCGATCCAGATACTGTTCTATCCACTGATGTAGTAATACGATTGATGACTTGGGATCATGTCCCAATTGATGATATCAAAACTAAAAAAGCTGAGGCTGCTCAGGCTGAACTTGAAGAAAATGAACCAGTTCATACTGAATATGATGATGATGATGAAGTAGAAACAAAACTGTCTCCCTCAACTACTAGGTATGTAAAATGTAACTTCCCACCATTTCAACATTTTAAAGTTGATACCACTAATACTCCAATTTGTGTAGGCAAAAGCCATTGGACAGGTGATCTAGTCACCGGTAGTTGGAGTCGTGATCACGGTGCTATGACAAAAACATTAGCCATAATGTTCATGAAACTATGTGAACGATATGCCACTCGTAGTAATTGGCGCGGGTATACTTATAATGATGAAATGCGTAGTCAGGCCCTATTACAATTAAGCCAAATCGGATTGCAATTTGATGAGAGTAAATCAGCGAATCCTTTTGCATACTACACTGCTGCAGTGACCAATTCTTTCACTAGAGTGCTAAATATAGAGAAGCGTAATCAAAATTTGCGTGATGATATATTAGAAATGAACAACGTGAACCCATCTTATACGAGACAGGGTATGAGTTCAGGAATGCACTATGGTGACGGAGATCATGATTGACGAAATAGCTAGACTACAAAAACTAAAGCGTCTAACAATGGACTTGTTATTCAAGTCTGTTGTTTGGAATAAGCTTTCATTATACAAAAGTGAATACATAACTGATCCTCGTCAGATATTGTATCATGCTTCTATTGATTCATTGATTGTCCCTACTTGTTTTTGTGGGGGCTCATTAAAATGGCACCCTGACAAAAGAATGTATAGATCATTTTGTTCAACGAAATGCACTGCCATTGGAACTATAGAAAAATCTAGAGTTACTAATTTAGAAAAATATGGCAGTCACTATACACAAACCTCTGAATACAAAGATAAAGTAAAACAAACCTCTTTGAATAAATTTGGCGTTGACCATTATAGTAAAAGTAGTGAGTTTTCTCAACGAATAAAAGAAACCAATTTAGCTACTTATGGGGTTGAACATCCATCCCAAAATATAGAAATACAGAAAAAGATAGTAAAAAAGTTTATTGAAAACTACGGTGAAACTAATCCAATGTTAGTTCAATCTGTAAAAGATAAAATTGAAAAAACAAATATAGATCGGTATGGTTTCAAAAATGCTGCTCAAAATACACAGGTTCAACTAAAGACAGCAGATACTAATCGTAAGAAATATGGTGTAGGTAATGCCATGCAAAATAATACAATTTCTAATAAAGCCATCTTAACTAGAAAACAGAATTACTATAGTGAAGATGTATTAGCTAAATTATCCAATCCTACTTGGCTTTCTGAACAAAATGAAACAATGAGCATTGCAACTCTAGCTACTAAGTTAGAAGTAAGTTCAAGTAATCTATGTAAATATTTTCACAAGTATGGTATTGAAATTAAACAACATAGTACTACTGAACTAGAACAAAAAATGGTAGATTATTTTGTGGGCAAAGGTATAAAGGTTGAATTGAAAAATAGAACTCTTATATCCCCTAAAGAAATTGATCTGTACTTTCCAGATTTAAAACTAGGGATAGAAATAAATGGATTTTATTGGCATTCCGAAGAATTTCAAAAAAATAAGTTCTACCATTTGAATAAGTCCATTGCTGCAGAACAAGCAAATATAGAACTATGGCATTTCTGGGATTGGGAACTTATTGATCATTGGGATATAATTATTAGTAAAATTGAACATAAAGCCAATCTTAGTAAAAGACTATATGCTAGAAAATTAAACATTAAACTAGTTGATGCCAAAGAAAAATTATCGTTCCTACAAAGAAATCATATTCAACAGGATTGTGCCAGTTCAGTGAATATAGGACTATATGATAATGATCAATTAGTAATGATCGCTACTTTCGGAAAAAGTAGATTCGCTAAAAAAATGGATTGGGAATTACTGCGTCTCGCAGCAGAACAAAAAACTTCAATCGTAGGTGGTGCTTCTAAATTGTTATCCGAATTCGTTAATAATCATATGCAATCAGGAGAAAAGTTAGTAAGTTATTGTCACCGGAGATTTAGTACCGGAAATGTATATAAGAAATTACAATTTGAACTGTCACATACTACCAGCCCTGGATATTGCTACAGTAGGCGTGGGTTACCAGCCGGATCCAGGAATAAATGGCAAAAACATAAATTAGAAAAGTTGTTACCGGTGTTTGATACCACATTATCTGAATCTCAAAATATGCAAGCGAATGGTTATTGGAAAGTTTGGGATTGCGGACAATATGTTTTCACTTATACTAAGCCGTAGTAGTTTGCAATTCATATTACAATCTGATATAATAGCTAGATGAGTAATTTATTCAAAAAATCACTAGTTATCACGGATATACATTTCGGCCTAAAGTCAAACAGTATCTTACATAATGAAGACTGTTTGGCTTTTATCCGATGGGCTACTAAATTAGCAAAAGAACAAGGATGCGAATCCTGTATCTTCATGGGGGATTACCATAATAATCGGGCTACTGTAAATGTACAGACTCTTAGCTATTGTATGCAAGGACTTGAACATCTAAGTGAAAACTTTGACCAAGTATTCTTCATCCCTGGTAATCACGATCTGTTCTTTAGAGATAAACGAGATATTCATAGTTCGGCTTGGGCTAAACATCTTTCAAATGTAATTATCTGTAATGATTGGTTCAAATCAGGAGATGTTACCATTGTGCCGTGGTTAGTTGGTGATGACTTCAAACAAATACCAAAAGTGGATACTAAATACACATTCGGACACTTTGAACTACCACATTTTTATATGAATGCTATGGTTCGTATGCCTGAACATGCTGGTATTCAACGAGAAGACTTTGTTAATACGCAACATGTGTTTAGTGGGCACTTTCATAAACGCCAATCTCACCAAAATATCACTTATATTGGAAACTGCTTTCCACATAACTATGCGGATGCAGGAGATGATGATAGAGGATGCATGATTTTAGAATGGGGTCAACCACCAGAATTCCATGCTTGGCCTGATCAACCAGTATATCGCGTATATAACCTAAGTGATGTACTTGAGAACACAGATAAGCTATTATTAGCTGGAATGCACGCCCGTGTAAACTTGGATATTGATATTTCATATGAAGAAGCATCTTTCATTAAGGATACCTTCATGGAAACATACAAATTGAGAGAAATTAAACTGATAGCTCACCAAAACAATTCACTAGATGGTAATATGTCACTAGGAAATATCACTTTCCAAAGTGTAGACCAGATTGTATCTGAAAACTTGACTTCAATTGCTAGTGAACATTATGACCCTAAGGTATTACTGGACATTTACCGAAATCTCTGATGCTAAAAATCAAATCAATAACTGCTAAAAATTTCCTGTCAATTGGTAATGTTACACAAAGCGTAAATTTAGATCGTACTGACTTAACCCTAATCCTCGGTGAAAACTTGGACTTGGGTGGAGATGACTCTGGTTCTAGAAACGGAGTAGGAAAAACAGCTATATTACATGCAGTAAGCTATGCTCTGTATGGCGCTGCTCTAACTAGTATCAAAAAAGACAATCTTATCAATCGTACTAACGGGAAGAATATGCTTGTTACGGTTGAATTTGAAAAAGACGGAATAGAATATCGCATTGAACGAGGACGTAAACCAAATGTCATGCGATTCTATGTGGGCAGTGTAGAACAACAAGTTACAGATGAAAGTCAAGGAGACAGTAGAGAAACGCAAACTGTAATTGAGCGTTTACTTTGTATGAGTCATACAATGTTCAAACATATTGTTGCTCTTAACACTTATACTGAACCTTTTCTAAGTCTAAAGGCCAATGAACAACGGGAAATCATTGAACAACTACTTGGTATCACATTATTGAGTGAAAAGGCCGATCTTTTAAAAGAACGAGTTCGTAATAGCAAAGATTCTATCACTCAAGAAGAGTTCAGGATAAAAGCAACCAATGATGCGAACAAACGAATTGAGGAACAGATTACTGCACTCAAGCGCAGACAAACAATGTGGTTAACCAAGCATACTTCTGATTGTTCAGACTTAGTGGCCGCGTATGATCAATTGAATCAAATTGACATTGATGTAGAAATTGCTTCCCACAAGTCACTAGCTCTGTATAATCAAAAGAAAACAACAATCGATACCATTGTTGCTTCTTCCAAAAGGACAACAACTGATTTGGCTAAGGAAGAAAAGACCTCGGCTAAGTTGGCATTGGAAATTACTTCGTTGCAAGATCATAAGTGTTATGCTTGTGGTCAGGATATGCATGATCAAACACATGAAAGTGTGTTAGCTGCAAAAATCAAGCTACTAGATGAATCAAATTCTCAAATTGCAACCTACAAAGAACAAATTAGTGCATATGCTAGTGAAATTTTAAAATTAGGTGATATTGGTATTGCACCGACTGTATTCTATGATTCGGAGTCTGATGCAGTTGAACATAGATCAAGCTTAGCAAGTTTACAAACTCAATTGAATACAAAAAATGCAGAGATTGATCCGTATGCTGATCAAATTTCAGAAATGATTAGAACTGCCCTTGAAGTTGTTAGTTATGATACAATTAATTCATTGACTAGTATGAAGGATCATGAAGAGTTTTTATTGAAATTATTAACTAACAAAGATAGTTTTATTCGTAAGAAGATTATTGATCAAAACTTGTCATATTTGAATCTACGACTAGGATATTATCTAGAAAAGATTGGATTGCCGCATCAAGTTGAATTCCAGAATGACCTAACTGTTAATATTACTGAACTTGGACGAGACCTTGATTTTGATAATTTGTCCAGGGGAGAACGTAACCGTTTGATATTGAGTTTAAGTTGGGCATTCCGAGATGTATGGGAAAGTTTGTATCAAAGTATTAATTTGTTATTTGTTGATGAGTTAGTAGATTCAGGGTTAGATTCAAGTGGAATGGAAAGTGCATTAGCAATTCTAAAGAAGATTAGCCGAGATAGCAAGAAAAGTGTGTGGCTAGTAAGTCACCGAGATGAATTAGTGGCCCGAGTAGAGAACATCCTTAGAGTAACCAAGTCTAATGGATTCACTACATATGGGTCAGATGTAGAGATTTAACTGTTTATGCGGATGAACAATAAACCTAAAATAGTAAATGAAACCGATTGATTTAGCACCAATCACCCCGCATAAGCAGTTACTTTTTTTTAGCAGTGATGTAGGAACGATAAGTACTTCACGATGAGAATTTATAAATGAGTGGATCAAAGAGTAAGAACAAAGGCAATTCGTGGGAACGCACTGTTGCCAAATTTCTATCTGATTTGTATTCCGCTCCGTTTATTAGAACTCCCCATAGTGGAGCATTCATTGGAGGCATGAACTCAATAAGAAAGCAATCATTGAGTGAAAGCCAAATCAAGAATTTCAAGGGAGACATTATACCCCCTGAAACTTGGAAAAAGTTTAACTGTGAAGCAAAGTCGTATGCTGACTTTCCGTTTCATCAGTTATATCAAACAAATGTACCTATCCTAGAAAAATGGATTGAGCAAGTACTTGAAGTTGCTGATGAAGGCGATTTCAATGTAATTATCATGAAGTTCAACCGAAAAGGTAGTTATGTTGCAACACAATTGACACCAAGTCTAATCACAAACTCAAACTTCTTCACATATAAATCATTAAATCATGGAGTCTGGCTCATACAAGATTTTGAATCTTTTTGGACCGCCAACTCTGCCAATATAAAAACCCTTTGCGAATAAAATAGCCACCAAGGCACGATAACATAGCAGTTCTGTTTGATCGGAGTACTTCGATCCCCATTGAGGATATGTGAGATACCATATTCAGACTTGGGTACTGCACGATAGGTACCAACGTAAGGTACTAAATGATATAGGCTCTGTTAAAAACCACATCCTATGCACATGGCAAGTTAGCTGACTATAGCTTGTTAGATGTCCCGTCATAAACGAATCTAGAGTAGGGAGTACAGGATGACCGCTTCCGCATGCTTTTGTAACAAGGCACAATCTCTTTTAGTCAGTGTGTAGAAAACACTCAGATGAAAACTGTTTTCCCTCAATTTGGCCTGCCCGGGCCGAATTGTGCTCTACATCTAGATGAAGGGGTACTTAAAGAGCAGTCCTTAATAGACAGTAATTAAAATGAATATTCTTTTTACTGTCCTAGAGATTAGGGTTTTAAAGAAAATTGATGAGTGAGAGAAGAGCGAAGCGAAGCGAAACGAATCAATAGACTAACGCAGTTAGTCTTTATGAATAAACTCACTGTTCTCCAATGAGTTATCCGGTGATACAAATGACATACTACGGCTTAGAAAAATGGGAGTCCCGAATTTTTTGTTGTTTCAAGATTTTCTTTAATGATATTACCGATCATTTCTCTTTCTTGGTTACTCATCATCATAGCTTCGTTATAAGTGATACCGCCCCTCATATACCAGCATAATCGGAGTGCTTCTTCCTTTAAGGCTTTTGCTTGACTGTCATAACTTTTTAAGAAAGCCACAACTGATTCCTCATCGTGTAAAGTCAAAAGCCTTTGCCGAAAAAACTTGCGTAGTCAAAAGTAAGTTCCATGCTGTAAGTCTTTTTGCATTCAATACAACCAAGATTCAACGGCTTTAATTTAGTTTGTAAGTTTAGTTCTGTTAATTTATCCTGTACTTGTTTTACAACTTTAGATTCAGCTTCTTTGTAAAATTCTTTAATGTGATCAACATTAGTTACTCTGTCACCATTTTCAAATTCAATATATGCAGTACTATTAGCACATACGCCAGCAGCAAGATCAACTAACTTTGTCATTCCTTCTGTCAGCCTAGATGCTCTGTCACCTGGTTCCATCTCAGTCTGACTGATAACATATCGTAGTTTTTCTTCTTCAAATGATATTAAATTAGTCTGATTAACAGAAAAATAATGTTGTGGTTTTGTTTTTATTTTTAAGTTTTTATATGAGATAAGATCGTCATAAGACGGACACTTTATTTCTCCTAATGGAGCACTTAAATCAATTTCATGCGTATTTGTCTCATTGCAATATCCGCATTTACTATCAAAGCTCATGCTATTTCCATAAGTAGCGATTCGTATTGCTATTAATATAGCATCAACATCAACACTTGGCATTTCCCATGCATTTTTGATACTAGGGCAACAGCTTTGTATTACATCAACTACACCTTGTCCATTTAGTAATCCATCCGGAGTCCTAAGCACTATCTCGTCCCTGGTAGTCATCGGGAAAATTGGAATTTCACCAGTTGCAGGTAACTCTAATGCATTTTCTCCCCACCAATTGCCTTTACTTGGCAAACTTAGATAAATTGCAGGTTGTCTAAAATAACCGAACAATGGGTTTTTTTGATTGTTTTCCATATGTCAAAATCCTATAAATATATGTATATTTATAGGGTAATATTATGGCCGATACATTTGATTATGACAAACTAGCTGAAGCTATGGACAGACGCAGCCGTAGTCCTTCTGAAGGACCAAACCCTAAGGCAGCAATAGATCAGTTAATTGCAGACTATAAAAAATTCAATACAACTCTAAAAGATACTAACACAAAAACTCAAAATTTTACAAAATTTTGGCAAGAGGGTACAAAAACTTTCAAAGATGTTACTCAAAATCTTAAAGATTTAGATGAAAGAATTGAAAGTATGGCAGAGGGTGATTCAAAAAGAAATCTGATAGCGACAAGAAATGATGTCGCTGCAGCTGCCGCAAGCCAAAAAAGTTCTGCTGAAATGTTTAATTTTGCAGTATCAGTTAAATCTGGGGTGACAGGGTTAGCTACTTTTGCTGCTGGATTAATAAAATCGCATGATACCATAGCGAGTGATCCGATAGGAGCGGGTGCAAGTTTAATAAACTCTGGTATAGACTTGGCAAATAAAGGTACCAAGATTCTAACGAAGGGTGTTGCCGCTGCCGCTGCAACTGTACCAGTATTCGGTGCTGCAGTTGCTGGTGCTGCTGCTGCTGCAGATGCAGCAGCAGATGTTATTGCAGCCACCGCTAAAATGCTTAATGATCTACTTTCAGCAGAACTTAAAAAAACAGCTAGTGTAATGAAAGATTTAAGCTCACAGGGTGCAAGTTTTGCGGGTGGAATGACAGAGTTAAGAACAATATCCAATGAGTCTGGACTTAACATGGCTGCATTCAGTGGCATAGTAAAAAACTCAAAAGAATCTATACAAACAATGGGGCTATCCACCTCTGAGGCAACCAAGGTGTTGAGTCGTGGGCTAATAGAACTTAAAAATCAGACAGGATCAACCGGAAGAGCACTCCGAGATGAAATGCTAGCAATGGGAATAGCATATGAAGAGCAAGGTCCTATTATGGCTCAATATATGGCAGGACTTAAAATTGCGGGAAAGTTAGAGACTACTAGCAAGGAAGAAATAGCTGCTGGTACTAGAGCCTATGCAAAAGATTTAAAAGTATTGGCTGATATTACTGGAAAAGATGCTAAAAAAGCTATGGAAGAAGCCCAAAAGAAGTCAATGGAAGCTGACATAATTAGCCAATTGGGGAGTCGAGAAGCAATAGAAAAATTTCAGGCCCAATATGCTTCTATGCCAGATGCATTAAAAAAGGGATTTCTGGAATTTGTATCTGCTAACGGAGCAGTTGGAGATAGAGCAACAAACATTGCAATGAGTGCAAATTCAAAAATAGGAGAACTATATGCAAATGCAAATGCTAACTTGCGAGATAATTCAAAGACTACATCACAGGCTCAGCAGGAAGTACTGACAGGGGCTATAGAAGCGGGTAAAGCGCAAAGACAAGTAAGTGGTGATTTAGCTCGGGCGTCTAGATTTACAGGAAATTATGCAGATACTGTTGCAATTCAAAATGATCTCATTATGAGAGGAATGCCTGATCCCGAGCTAGTACGCAAAAGTGCTGAGGGTCAGGAACTGATGGCTAAATCTACTGATCCAGTAACATCGGGATTTATTGCAGCATCTTCTGCTGCTATGAATTTTAGTGTACAGGTTGAAAAGCTGGCAACTGATGCTTTACCAAGATATGCTGCAGTGTTAGATAGCTTGTTCAAAACAATCTCTAACACAATAGATGCTGCAGGAGGATCTGCAAAAAAAGAAACAGGAAACTCATGGGGACGATCTGCGTTAGGATTTGCTGGTACTGCTATTGGAGCAACGGTAGGTGGATTGGGTGGTTTAGGGGTAGCAACAGTTCCAGGTGCGATTGCAGGTGGAATGGGAGGCAATTATATTGGAAACATGATTGCAGATGCATTAGGATTATCCCCTAATGCTCCAGGAAAAGCGAATGGTGGCATAGCATCAGGATCAATGTCAGGATACTTGGAAAAATTACACGGCACTGAAGCAGTTGTTCCATTACCTGACGGTAAAAATATTCCAGTAGCTATAACATCAACTTCAGAGTCAACTTCAAGTACTATGTCTTCTGCATCGGATACTTCATCCAATATGATAAAAGAGTTATTATCTAGACAACTTGAAATGATGCAGAAATCATTTGACCAAACTACTGATATGCTTAGCTCATTTAATGACAGTAAACAGTTGCAGCAACAACTAGTACATAATAGCTATTAAAAATCAAATATAGTGCAGTAATGACATTTGGTCTGGCAAGATATAATAGAAAATATCAATATGAAATATTAAGATTTTGTACCAGTAAGCATGTAGTAGGCGCCGCTAGTAAATTATTTAAACATTTTGTAAAGCAATTTAACCCGACTTCTGTTGTTAGTTACAGTGATAATAGATGGGGATCAGGATCAGTATATACTAAAATGGGATTCATGTATGATTCTTGTACTATTGGTTATTATTATACCGATCACAAACATAGATATGACAGATCACAATTTCAAAAACATAAATTGGTATTAGAAGGTGCGGATTCAACAATGAGTGAATGGCAAATAATGCAAAGTCGTGGGTATGATCGTGTTTGGGATTGCGGTCAAACTCTTTGGGTGTATCTACCAGATAACATATAAATATAGTTAATCAGAAAGATAAATTATGGCTAGTTGGAAAAAATATTTTAAAACCGCAAATGTAGCTGGACAGGCAAGTCCAATTGGTAGCGGAAATGCTAGTGCTTCTCCTGCATATAGAAATTATCAAAGTAATCTTCCTGAGGTGTATGTCGGTCACCCAAATAGAATTGAACGATATAATCAATATGAGCAAATGGATATGGACAGTGAGATTAATGCTGCACTGGATATATTGGCAGAATTCAGCACCCAGCCTGATGAAACGACAGGGCTACCATTTAGAGCACATTTCAGAGATAAACCAACTGATAATGAAGTTGACATTATCAAAGAACAATTACAACAATGGGTAACATTAAATGAGTTGAACAAAAGAGCATTCAAGATTATGAGGAATACTATTAAGTATGGTGACCAAGTATTCATTCGTGACCCAGAAACATTTAAACTTATATGGGTTGAAATGAGTAAAGTTGTAAAAGTTATTGTCAATGAAGCTGAAGGCAAAGCGCCTGAACAATATATTGTAAAAGATTTGCAGCCTAATTTACAGAATCTTACAATGACAGCAGTAACAACAAGTGATACATATGCCAATAATCCACAAGTTGGTGGTCCTTCAGGATCATATGTACAATCAAACGCACCATATACGGGTGGATCAAGATTTAGTCATGCGCAAAATGAAGCTGCAATTGGAGCAGAACATGTAGTGCATCTTAGTTTAACTGAGGGGCTAGATGTAATGTGGCCGTTTGGTAACTCAGTACTTGAAAACATATTCAAGGTATTCAAGCAAAAAGAATTAATTGAAGATGCAATCATTATATATCGCGTACAAAGAGCGCCTGAACGCAGAGTATTTTATATTGATGTGGGAAATATGCCAAGTCATATGGCAATGGCATTTGTTGAACGAGTAAAGAATGAAATAAGTCAGCGTAGAATACCAACTCAATCGGGTGGTGGGTCAAATATGATGGATGCTACATACAATCCACTTTCTACTAATGAAGATTTCTTCTTTCCACAGACAGCAGAAGGACGTGGAAGTAAAGTTGAATCATTACCTGGAGCTAGTAATCTTGGTGAGATAACTGATTTGAGATTTTTCACTAATAAATTGTTTAGGGGATTACGAATTCCAAGTAGTTATTTACCTACTGGTTCAGATGATGGAACACAGTCGATTAGTGATGGCAGAGTTGGAACAGCATTGATTCAAGAGTGGAGATTCAACAAGTATTGCATTCGTTTACAAAACATGCTTTGCGATGCGTTAGATAGTGAATTCAAGCTATTCATGCGTTGGAGAGGTATTAACATTGATAGTCAACTGTTCAGATTGCAGTTTAATGAGCCACAGAATTTTGCTGCATATCGTCAAGTTGAACTTGATACTGCCAGAATTGGTGCATTCACCCAGCTTGAAGGCTTTGCATATTTCTCCAAGAGATATTTAATGAAACGGTATCTTGGTATGGAAGAACAAGATATGGTTGAAAATGAACAAATGTGGACTGAAGAGCAGGGTGAGACAAAGGGTGAAGAAGGTGCAGAAACCAATGTTGGATTACGCAGTGTTGGTATAACGCCTGGTGGTATTGGTGGAGACCTAGACGCTGCTGCTGCGATGGAAACCCCACCAGAAGAGGGTGGAGCCCCAGGTGGCGCGCCTGGTGGAGTTGGATCGCCTCAAGTTGGAGGTAATCCAGCAGCACCTACAGGTGGCGTTCCAGCCGGGCCAACAGGAATTTAATATCATTAGATAAATAACTATATGTTTATTACTGAACTTTTTAGTCCTACGCCAGATGGTTATCGTTCCGAAGAGGATGATAACTCTGTTATAAAAATGACAGATCAGCGCAAAAGTAGGTTAACTCTATCTCAAATTGGCAGATTACGTCAGATGAATGATCTTAGAAAATTTGAGCATCAAAAGAAGATTGGTACATTATCCACCCAATACAAGCCGGTTGCACAAGCAGCACCGGGTATGTAGGCTAAAATAGCCTCAAAATCGCCTGTATGAGGCGATATATTCACATATAATGTAAATACTTTTAACTTACTACTTTAAGGAGCTACTATGAACAAATACGAACAGCTTATTGAATTTATCATCAATGAGCAAGAAGACAAGGCACGTGAACTTTTCCATCAAATTGTTGTTGCCAAGAGCCGCGACATCTACGAAAACCTAATGGACGAGTCAGATTTTGACGAAGCTGTTCATGGTGAGGAAAATGAAGTTGATTCATTATCAGACGAAATTTCTGCTGATGAACATGGAATGGGCGACGATGATCAAGAAGACGGCATGGATGACATGGACGGTGAAGAAGACGGCATGGATGACATGGACGGTGAGATGGATGACATGGAAGGCGGAGAAGAAGAGGGTGACATGGAAGAGCGTGTCATGGACCTAGAAACCGCATTAGATGACCTAAAAGCTGAGTTTGAAAAGCTTATGTCTGGTGAAGAAGAAGAGCCAGAGCATGAAGAAATGTTTGGTGATGACGAAGAAGGTGGAGAAATGGAAGTTGGTGAATTTGGTTCTGAAGAGCCAGAGACTGAATCATTCATGCGTGAGTATGTTGAAAAAGTTGCCAAGCCTTCAAACACTGAAGGTGCTGACAATAAGCAAAGTATTGTAGCTAAGCCAAATAGAATGGGTGGAACTTCTGCTAACATCGCTAAGGGCGGTTCTGAAGCAAATCCAACTGGTGCATCACAGCCTACCAATGCATATGCTAAGGGTAAGACACAAGTACCAGGTGCTGGTTCTTTTGAGAATGTTCCTGGAGCAAAGACTAAGGGTTATACAAACAAAGCAGGCGCTAAAAAAGCTGAAGGTTCTACCACTGATGGTAGCGTCCCAGTTAGCAAACGCAGTGTTGAAGGTAGCTAATCCTTAGGGACTTATATGGCTTTTTATCTTAAAGAAAATCTTACTTTTGACCATGCCAAGATGGAAGTCCTCTTTGAGGACAACCGTGAAGGCACGGGTAAGAATCTTTTCATGAAGGGTATATTCATTGAAGGTGGAGTAAAAAACCAAAATCAACGAGTTTACCCAGTCAACGAAATCTCAAAAGCTGTTACAACTATCAATGAACAAATCAAAGGTGGCTACAGTGTTCTTGGTGAAGTAGATCACCCTGATGATCTTAAAATTAATTTGGACAGAGTTAGCCACATGATTGAACAAATGTGGATGGACGGTCCAGCAGGACACGGAAAATTAAAAATTCTACCCACTCCAATGGGCCAACTTGTTAAAACAATGTTGGAAAGTGGTGTTAAATTGGGTGTTTCAAGTCGCGGTAGCGGCAACGTAAACGAATCCACTGGGCATGTCAGTGAATTTGAAATCGTTACAGTTGATATTGTAGCACAACCATCAGCCCCACATGCTTACCCTCATGCAATATATGAGGGATTGATAAACATGAAAAATGGGCACAAAGTGCTAGATATCGCCCGTGACGCAAAAGACGACAAAAAAGTGCAGAAGTATCTGAAAGAAGCTGTGACAAGCTTAATCAGAGACTTAAAATTATAGGAGAACATAGCTATGTTTGATAGTATCAAACCATTGATAGACAGTGGCATTATTAACGAGGAAACTCGTACTGCAATCAGCGAAGCTTGGGAAGCCAAGTTAGTTGAGGCACGTGCCGAAATTAAGAGTCAGCTTCGTGAAGAAATGGCTGGTCGGTATGAACATGACAAAAAAGTAATGATAGAAGCATTAGACAAGATGGTAACTGAAAGTCTAGCTGCTGAAATCCAAGAATTTGCTGGTGAAAAGCAAGCCGTGTATGAAGATCGTGTAAAATTTAAGAATCACATGGTTGAAAGTGCAGGAAAGTTTAATAATTTCATGGTAGGTAAACTATCAGAAGAAATTCGTGAACTACGCAGCGACCGTAAAATTCAAAAAGAAAATTATCAGCGTCTTGAAACATTTATTGTTAGAGCACTAGCTGGTGAAATTAAAGAGTTTGCTCAAGATAAACAAGCAGTTGTTGAAACTAAGGTTCGTTTAGTTGCTGAAGCTAAACAAAAACTTGGCGATCTACAAAAGCAGTTTATTGCAAATAGCGCAAAGTTAGTTAAAGAAGCCGTAACTACTAAGTTAGGAACTGAATTAACTCAATTAAAAGAAGACATCCAACTTGCTCGCGAGAACTTGTTTGGCCGCCGCATATTTGAAGCGTTTGCTGGTGAATTTTCAGTGACTCACCTCAATGAAAATCGTGAACTACAATCACTCAAGAAAACAATCAATCAACAAACTAAGCAAATTGAAGAATCTGTAAAGATTAATAAACAAGCTCAGCGTATCGTTGAATCAAAGAATCGCGAAATTCGCGTGATCAAAGAGAGTGTTGGTCGTAATGAAAAACTTACTAGCCTATTAGGCACTCTAAATCGGGAAAAGCAAGCTGTAATGAGCGAGCTACTTGAAAATGTGCAGACTGATAAATTAAAGTCTGCTTTTGACAAGTATCTACCTGCTGTACTTACAAATGGTGCTGTTAAATCAAAATCAACAACCTTAACAGAATCACATGTAGCTATGTCTGGTGACAAAACTGCTAAGTCTACGCAAGAGAGAGATACTAATGTTATCGATCTAAAGCGTTTGGCAGGGTTAAAATAAAATAGTTAAACCTTAAAGGAAATAAAATGACTAATGTATTACTAGAAAGCCGTTGGGGCGAAACTAAAGAAGCCCTGTTAGAAGGACTGCAAGGTTCACGCCGCAATTCAATGTCCATAATTTTAGAAAACACTCGTAAGCATCTAGCTGAAACTACTCTTGGCGCAACCCAAGCTAGTAACATTGCTACGCTAAATCGTGTTATTCTTCCAGTTATCCGTCGTGTTATGCCTACAGTTATCGCCAATGAAATCGTCGGCGTTCAGCCAATGACTGGCCCAGTAGCTCAAATTCATACACTACGTGTTCGTTATGCAGATGCAATGACTGACAGTAGCGGATTCGCAACTAGCACCGCTGCTGGTGACGAAGCTCTAAGCCCATTCAAGATCGCTGTTGCTTATTCAGGTGACTCAGCTACTGGTCGTGCTTCAAGCACTGCTAGCCTTGAAGGTCGTCCAGGTAACAAGATCAATGTTCAGATTCTAAAGCAAGTTGTTGAAGCCAAGACCCGCAAGCTGTCAGCTCGTTGGACTTTTGAATCAGCACAAGACGCTCAAGCCATGCATGGTCTTGACGTTGAAGCTGAAATCATGGCCGCTCTAGCTCAAGAAATCACTGTTGAAATCGACCAAGAAGTTCTAGGTTCATTACGCGGTCTTGCTGCTCAAGAGTTGGTTTATAATCAAGCTGCTGTTAGCGGAACTGCTACTTTCGTTGGTGATGAACACGCTGCTCTAGCTGTTCTTATCAATCGTAGTGCCAACCTAATCGCTCAGCGTACCCGTCGTGGTGCTGGTAACTGGGCTGTTGTTAGTCCTGCTGCACTAACCGTGCTTCAGTCAGCTACCACTAGCGCATTTGCTCGTACTACTGAAGGTACATTTGAAGCTCCTACCAACACTAAGTTTGTCGGAACTCTAAATGGCGCAATGAAGATTTATGTAGACTCATATGCTGCTGAATCTCAAGCAGTTCTAGTTGGATATAAGGGTTCTTCAGAGTCAGATGCTGCTGCGTTCTACTGTCCATATATTCCACTAATGAGTTCTGGTGTTGTTCTAGACCCAGCTACTTTTGAACCAGTTGTTGGTTTCTTAACTCGTTACGGCTACGTTGAGTTGACAAACACAGCATCATCACTTGGCAATGCTGGTGATTATGTTTCAGAAATCGGTGTTCAAAATCTATCATTCTTCTAATCCATAAAGATTAGTAGTTTAATACAAAACCCACTCTGGTGGGTTTTTTTACGGCTAAAATTGTATAGGTTGACTTATATTTGATTTTCATGTATATTTGTTAAATAGACTATAGAAGGTGGATGCATCAATGAAAAATATAATATTAGATTTAGTAAAAACCAAGCCTAAACATTATGCAGTTTTAATAAAACGGGATACAATGTTATCAAATTGGGTGATAGAGAATTCATTAATTCAAAGTGAATCCTGGACTAGTATGATATATAGTGCAATTAATAATATTTCCAATATATGTGAATTTGGTAATATTAAAAAATTTGATAGATGGTCTACCGGATTTATCGGCTGTGGCCCAGCAAGTAGTTGTCAATGCACAAAAGAAGCTATAGCTAAACAAGTAACTATAGCAAAATCAAACTACACGACTGAGAAGAATTCTAATATAAATGCCAAAAGAAATAAATCAATGCATGAAAAGTATGGTGTTGAATATAATTCACAACGGATTGATATAAAAAGTATATGGACAAAACCAAAAATTTCTGAAAATGTTCACTCTAAACTAACGGATTATAATTGGATGCATAATGAATATGTAGTAAAACAGAGGTCCTCGGTTGACATTGCTAGAGAATTAAATATATATTATTCAACTGTTGCTAGCTATTGTGTTGGTCATGGTTTTCCAATCCGCCGCCGAAGTAATTATTCATTGATAGAAATTGAAATTAAAGAATATGTTGAAAGTTTGGGATTATTGTGTGAATCAAGTAATTGGACTATATTAAAAAGCAAAGAAATAGATTTATATATACCTTTCAAAAAAATAGCAATTGAAATTAATGGCTTATATTGGCATTCATTTAATCCGGCAAATTTCTCACATGAAGATGATGCTAGGCATTTAAACAAAACTAAAGAAGCTGCTAGTAAAGGTATATCATTGATACACATAACCGATTGGGAATGGAAAAATAAAAATGATATTGTCAAATCTATATTAAAATCAAAACTAGGAGTATGTGATAAAGTTTATGCTAGACAAACAAAAGTAAAATCACTTACTACTGCTATAGCTAGACAATTTTTTGATGATAATCACCTGCAAGGCTATATGCCATCTACCTATTATTTGGGATTATACAAAGATGAAAGATTAGTTATGGCAATTTCTGCTGGAAGAAACCGCTTTGCTAAAGATAATAGTGTTGAACTTCACCGCATGGCTAGTGCAAAACATCTAACTGTAGTTGGTGGTGGTAGTAAATTAATAAAGGCATTAAAAATACTAATTAACAATAATACATTAATATCATATTGTGACCGAAGTAAATCAAATGGCAGTGGATACTTGGCGATGGGGTTCACTTTGCTAAGAACAACTAATCCAGGATATTTTTGGACGGACGGCAATGAAATATTATCTAGATATAAATGTACGAAACAAAAATTAAGTAAGTGGCTAAAAACATATGATTCATCCTTATCCGAATCAGAAAACATGTTCAATGCAAAATATCGCAGGTATTGGGATTGCGGGAATTATCTTTTTATTTTATGAAGTAATACTATTGACATATCCTTGTCAGGCGAGTATACTTATGCTCAGACTATTATACAAATAACTTGTGTTAATGGGAATTTATTACCGCATAAATATTTCTCCCAGATAACAAATTAAAAATTAAGGAACAATCAATGGACACCTCCCAGAAAATATTAAGCGACATTACAATTTTCAACAAATATGCGAAATTTATACCCGAATTAGGACGACGAGAAAATTGGGACGACTTATGTGAACGCAATCAAGAAATGCATTTATCAAAATTCCCAAATCTAGCTACTGAAATCAAAGAAGTTTATACAAATTATGTAAAAACAAAAATGGTACTACCGTCCATGCGATCAATGCAATTTGCGGGTCGTCCAATTGAATTGGCTAATAATCGTATGTTTAATTGCGCTTTCGTTGCATTAGATAACTTAGCTGGATTTTGGGAAACAATGTTCCTATTATTAGGTGGTTCTGGTGTTGGATATAGTGTTCAACAACATCATATCAGTGAATTACCAATAATTACTGGGCCTACAAATAAACCACGTAGGTTTTTAGTTGGTGATTCAATTGAAGGTTGGGCAGATGCTGTTAAAGTATTGATGCGAGCCTACACTGAAAACAAATCTGATCCTATGTTTGATTTCCGTGATATTAGGCAAAAGGGTGCAAGACTAGTTACTTCTGGTGGTAAAGCTCCAGGTCCTGATCCACTCCGCCTATGTTTGGATCATATTCGTGCAATTCTAAATAATGCAGTTGGTCGTCAAATGACTTCATTAGAAGCACATGATATTCAATGCCGAATCGCTGATGCAGTACTTGCTGGTGGTATTCGTCGGGCAGCAATGATTGCATTGTTTAGTGAAGATGATCTTGATATGATGTCCTGCAAATCTGGTATGTGGTGGGAATTAAATTCTCAGCGTGGGCGTGCCAATAATTCAGTCGTGCTTAAACGTGGGACTATTGATGAAGATACCTTTTTGAATCTGTGGGAAATGGTTAAAGATTCCAATTCAGGTGAGCCTGGAATCTTCTGGACTAATGACTATGATATTGGTACTAATCCTTGCGCAGAAATTTCACTGAAATCAATGCAATTCTGTAATGTAACTGAAGTGAATGTTGATGATGTTACCAGTCAGGAAGATTTAAACAATCGTGTAAAGGCCGGTGCTTTTCTAGGCACCTTACAAGCTGCTTACACCGACTTCCACTATCTGCGTTCAAAATGGAAGGATAATACGGATGAAGATGCCCTAATAGGCGTAGGAATGACCGGAATAGGCTCAAATAGGGTGATTAAATTTGACCTTGAAGGAGCTGCTGCTGTTGTTAATAAAGAGAATGAAAGAGTTGCTGCGTTAATTGGTGTTAATAAAGCTGCTAGAACTACTACAATCAAGCCAGCAGGAACTACTTCATTAGTAGTCGGTGCTGCATCGGGAATCCATGCATGGCATAATGATTATTATGTTAGACGAATGAGAGTAGGGAAGAATGAAGCATTGTATCGTTACATGAATGAATTCTTTCCCAACTTAGTTGAAGATTGTAGATTCAAACCACATATTGAAGCTGTAATGAGTTTCCCACAAAAAGCACCCGAGGGATCAGTATTACGGACTGAACCAGCACTTCAATTACTTGAGCGTGTGAAGCGTTTCAATAAAGAATGGATTACTAAAGGATATCGTAATGGTGAAAATCATCATAATGTATCTTGTACTATTTCTGTTCGTCCAGAAGAATGGGTAGAAGTAGGTAATTGGATGTGGCAAAATAAAGATTATTATACTGGTATATCAGTTCTTCCATATGATAATGGTTCTTATGTTCAGGCTCCGTTTACTGATTGCACTAAAGAAGAGTATGAAGAATTGCTACCATTTTTGCAGGATATCAATCTTGATAATGTAAATGAACAAGAAGATAATACATCACTGACCGATCAAGCAGCATGTGGTGGTGGTGGGTGTGAAATTACTATGTAATTGACTAAAAAGTACGATCCTGTATAAATATTATTATCTCAACGGGATGGGAAGTTACACTAAAGACTCTTCGGAGTCTTTTTTGTCGGCTATAATTTAATAAATATATTATGTTAATAATTGAACTGTTTGAAGCTCGCCGCAATCCAGAACTTAATCCAAAACAGGAAGGCCATGCTGCCGCTGTAGCTTTCTTATCCAAAATACCAAACGATGAATTAATTCATTATGGTGTCTCTATGACAGAGTTGCCAAAATTAGGTATAAATCCTTCCAGCAAATATAATACACCAATTGGAGTATATTTTTATCCGGCATCATATTATCTAACCATCAAAAAGAATAATACTACATTAGACTTTCAAGATAAAGCTGCCTATATACAAATATTAAAATTAAACGGTAATATATTACAACTTGGTACTGGTGGTAATGGTGGTAATGGTGATGCTGATTTTTATAAAAATACATTAGATAAATTACGAGATATGATTCCAGAACTTGCCAAGCAGTTTGGGTCTAATACAGAATTTATAAAAGACTACCTCAAATTTCTTATTTCAGACGCTAGTACCGAGGCGAAGGTAAGTAATTATGATGGATTTATTTGGTATATACTATGGAAGTTATCTAGTGAGCTAGGAGGTGGGGTTCGTGGATCGCAACAACGCTATGGACAAGCTAAACGAAATCCTGTAATATGGAATAAACTTATTAGGATGTTAGGATATTCTGCTGTCATTGACTTAGGCTCTGGTATAATTCACCAAAATGAAATGTTTCAGGGTGTCGCACTAGATCCTGCAAACATACAATTGGTAAAAACTTTTTCTAATAAAGAATCAAATCCAACGAATGAAATACCAATATGGAATCAATTATTAGTCTGGCCGTCAAAAACACCAAAGCAATATGTACAATCCGTAAGTGAATACATAAGATTTAATCATATAACAACTTCTGTTAATAGAAAAATAGCTGGTAAGGTATTACATAAAGTGGTAAACTTCTTAAAAGCAGATCCTACCATTTTTCTAAAGTTAGACAGTGCAGATATTAATACATATGTATTGATGGCAAATTCACTAGATGATAACAATATGGCACAGTGGATACGAATGCATTATGAATTAGCTCTTTGGGATGCAGCAGACAAAAAAGAATTTCAGATGTTACGGAATCTTGTAACTTCTGTGAAGAAAAATAGTCCAGAATTGCTACCACAAACTATTGAATCAGTTAATCATTACATGCCAAAATATCAAAAATTGCGGGCTAAATTATTAAGAATTCCGCAGACTACAGAGACTACTCAAATAATATCAGCAATTGATGAATTATTTTATTTGATAGGATACGATAAATAAGTATGTTCGCTCTATTAAAGAGTTTATGCAGAACCCTAAACTGCGTAGTGATATAGAACATCTACACAAGGAGAAAAAAATGGGACGTCCTTTAAATAAGAAATATTTTGGTAATCGCAACGCTGGCACTGCCGTAACAGGTGATGATGGTCTAGGTGGAAATCAAGTTGCAAGTGTAAATGTTACTACTGCAGGTACATATACAACAAAACCAGTAATCACCTTTTCAGCACCTGACAAATCAGCTATCGGTGGTGTAACTGCATTAACTACAGCAGCTAATACATTTATGAAGGCTGTTAGCGCAACGGTCGGTGCCCCAGGCGGCGCAGGCAACGCTTATGTAGTAGGTGATATTTTAACAGTAACACTAAGTACAGGTGTGTCAACTTTTACAGTTGCTACAATTGATGGTGGCGGTGGTATTGCTACAGTAACAGTATTAGACGGTGGAACACACACTGGTGTATTATTGACAGGACTTAAACCAACAACAGTAATACATGGTGACGGAACAGCAAGTGCAGCAGTTGCTGGTACACTATCATTAGTATACGGTCTTAAGGCAGTAACACTAACTAATAATGGTTCTGGCTATACAGACCCAGCTGATGCTGGTGTAATCGTAACTGGTGCAAATACTGGTGTTGCAGCAGTTGCTGCCAGTGTAATGGGAACATCTACTATAGTTGGTAACAATGAAAATGCTATCAACATTTCTGCTTGGATTCCAACTGCAAACGGTGGATCAAGCTCAGTGGCTGGTGACATTGTAAAACAGGTAAGTGGTAGTCGCTACAAAGTTGAAACAGCGCAAGGAACTGGTATTGTCAAACTAGTTGCTGCAGCTCCTGCAGCAGGACAAGCTACCATTGTTGCAACAGATTTTGCAAGTGCAACATATTATGTTACTAAGTTGACTGGACATAAAGCAACATTGACTAGATTTGGTGGAGGTGCATACGAATTTGCAGATGGTGCAGCAGTTGCTTGGACATTTGCAGCAGCAACTACTCTAAAAAATGTTACCATTTCTAATACTTAATTGGTAATTAGCTAAGGTAGGAAGAGGGCGTATGCCCTCTTCCTATATCTATATATTAATATTAGATAAATATCTAAAAGCGTAGGAATTAGCCATAATGTCATCTACCGATAGAATCTCGGGCAATTATAATTTAATAGCCGTCAATGGAAACATTGATATAACTGCTAACGGTGGTATAGGTACTACAACCATTTATGGAAATTTAGTTGTTATTGGTACACAGACTAGCTTACAGTCAATTGATACATTAGTTAGTGATAATATCATTACACTTAATGCCAGTGTTATAAATGGTGTACCTATATTAAATGCAGGCATTGAAGTTCATCGTGGAGATGAACCAACAGTTGCATTAAGATGGTCAGAAGCAGTAAAAAGATGGCAAGTTACTTCAGATGGATCATTCTATGCAAACTTAATGGTAAGAGTAGAAGATGATACTGATCCACATTTAGGTGGTAATTTATATGTAAATGGATTTGAAATTCGTTCATATCCTAATCAGAATATTATTCTACATCCAGGATTTAATGGGACAGCATCAGGACAAGGTGGTGTTCAACTTATTTCTGGTAATATAAATGCAAATGTGGTAATAGGGTCTACTGTTGTATATGCTAAAGCACCAGGACCAGGTGAAACTGGTATATATATAACAAGTGAAGTAGCATATGCACAAGAATTAATCACCAAGCGCCGAGCGTTAGTATACGCTTTGGTATTATAGGAATAGACATGGCATTATTAAGTACCGTATTAACAGCAAATATCTCCAGCATTTATACTAGTAATGGTAATAGTGTAGTAACTACTATGTATTTTTGTAATACTAGTAATGTAACTGCTGAATTCAGCTTATATGCTGTACCCAATGGCGCAACAGCAGGTATAACTAATGCGATTTATTATCTGGTTCCTTTAACTTCACATGACACTTATGTTATTGATACTGAAAGATTAATGTTAGAAAACGGTGATGGTATATTTGCCAACTTGACTATGGATGCAAATGCGGATGCAAATTCAAGTCCTACTATAGTAGCAACAATAACAAGTATTGGTATATAATGGGTCGTTTCTTAAAAAATCGTGAATTAAGATCAGGCAGTTACAGTATTAGATTACCTATGGGATCTAGTGCAGTGGGACCTAATTCTCCTGTTAGTGGATTGATGCGATATAATACCACATTTAATAGATTTGAATTTTATGCCATTGATAGATGGAAGCAAGTCTCATCTGGTGACCCATTGGGTGCTATAAAAGATACGTTTTACGGTGACGGTGTATTAAGAACATTCGGTCCAATGATTGAATCATATGTTGCTGGCAGTGAAGTTAGATTATTAGTTTTTGTGGGTGGAGTATTTCAAAATCCAGGTGATGCATTTACGGTAGATGCTGATATGATTACTTTTACTAGTACTCCACCTGATCAACACCCAATTATTATATTGCATGGTTATGCTAATTTAAAAGAACAATAAAATGAGTATAATTAACCACAGGGCATTACAATGGCAATAGGTCGTATATCCGGCTCAATGTTGTTCAGTAATCTTGAGCGACAAGGCCAAGATTTAGCAATTGAAGGTAATTTAATATATTTTGATGTTACTCAACGCAGAGTAGGTATCAATACATTTACACCTAATGTAGCATTAGATGTAGTTGGTTCAGCGAATATAACTAGTAATTTATTTGTTGGTGGAACTGTCATTGTTGGTAATTCTTATATGTTACCACCACTAAATGGTGGTCCTGGACAAGTACTAGGTACTGATGGAAATTTTGTAACATATTGGATACCAGCACCACCTGAAAGTAGTATTAGAAGACATAAATATGAAAAAACTATAGATACCCTATTAGGATTTGGAAATGTTGAATTTCAGATGGAGTTGGGTGTAAGTTCAATTGTATATAATTTAACAGTATCAAGACCAGTTAAAGTAGAAGTATATTCTACTCCAGATAGAAATGAAAATAACCCATATACTTTTATCGCTACACCAGAACATTTGACTGATGATGGCACAGTTGTTTTAAATGATGGAAGTAGTTTCCAAAGTAGACAATATAGTATTTTTGCTAATTTAGAAGACCCACCAACTACTAATGTATTTGTTACAATTAGTAGTATTGATGAATATTTAGCGGCTACCCCTGTTTATTTCAGTGTGATTTATTTCCCAGCAGTTACTGATAGTAGACCAACTGTAGATGTGGTTGATACTTTACCAGTAGGTGGATATGTTGGTAAAATGGTATATCTGAGACCGTTGAGTCAATCTTATCTATGGGTCGATGATATGTGGAAACCATTATAAGTAATGTCTTCACATACCGTTTATGAAATGTTTGATAAATAAGTTTATATGTTGAATACTTTAGTATTCATCGCGCAAGGAGCAAAAGAATAATGGCTATTCGTACAATTTATGAGAATGTTAAATCTGATTTTTATGCAGTAGAACGCAGTGGATACACAACTGTATCTGGGGCAGTATATGCTACAGTGACTGACCTACTTAATCATGGTTTCACTCTTTCTTCTGTGGTATATACTGATAGTAATGGTTTAATCACTACTGGTACATGGCCTATTAGCGAAACTTTATATTCACTAGTTTCTCCAGGTGTCGGATACAAGGTAACTGATGTTTTAGAAATGGAAGGTGGCACATATCAAACTACACCATTAAGTCTCGTTGTTGATAGTGTTACTGCCACTGGTGGAATTGTTACATATCATATAACATCAACTGGTGATTATGATGCTCCTCCAGCTTCTCCAGTTTCAATGATATACCCAGCAGCGTCTACAACTTTTGTCGGCACTATTACTGCTGGCGCCGCTGTAGTTGCTGGTGGCAATAATGTATCTATCTTATCATCTATCACCCCTGCTGATCCGATTCCTAGTGCCCCAGGCTCAACTGGACCTGCTGATAAACACCCCTACATAGGGACCAGCGAGATGGGTGACTGGCCCACTGCTACTTACCTAGCCACTCGTCAACTTAATGTATTATGGGCTACTACCAGTTCAATAGATACATCTTTAGTTAAAGTAGGACAGGAAATATATGGGGACGGAATTCCAACAGGTACCGTAATAACAGCTATACGGACTTTTAGTCGCATTACTGGTGTCAATGGGCCGCGTGAACCTCACATCGTATTGGACGGCCTGTCCTGGTATATTTGGAAAGATACTTCTGTGGTGGTAACTGCAATAATAGTAAGTAATCCTATAACAGTAGAGGCTGCTGCAGTACTTCATACACGCGGTACAGGTGCCACTTTTAACAATACAGAAACAACTACTCCATCCAAATGGACTGCTATTGTTGAGGCAGGTGCAACGGTTGATCCAATGAATGATGATGTTGGTGTATATGCTAATGTAGCAACAACTACAATAGATTCCATATATGTTGAAGTTGAGGATTTAGTTGGTATTAAAATATATCCTGGACACCTAGTAGTTAGTACTTTGGAAATAGGTAGTATTACCGGCATAACTACAGTAGTAGCAGTAACGGCTAATTCAATTACCAATATTTCAAATGTTACACTAAGTCTGTCACAGACATTAGGTATAGCAGGAGAACAGCTACATTTTATATTCCCAGAATTGCAACCTTGGAGATTAGCACTTGATGTGTATAGTGACCAACAAGTTGCAGTATACGCAGCAACACCATTGCAATTAACCGATACTGGAAATATTGCTAGAGTTACAAATGAAAATGGAGAAATAGTAGATACTGCTGGTGCAATGGGATCACAACCCACAGGTAGCTTGTCTCCACCAATTCCTGCATCTGGTGTTATATCTGGAAAAGTTTATTCTATATCACGAATTAAAGACCCAGCTAGTGCAACTTCGCTAGCAACTTCATTTTCTTCGTTAGTAGAAACACTAGATGGTGCAATTAGTAGTGTGTCTGGAGATAAACCAGGACAGTTTTTTACTTGTATTACTCCTAAGCCAACTAGCATCACAGGGACCGGAGAAGTTTTAAAAATGGACGGTTCACCTTGGTCTGGTGATTCATCACAAGGCTTTGTAAATCGTACAATTAGAGTTGGTGCTTATCCACAAGCATATCCATTGAATTACGCAGTTACTATAACAGATCATGGTTTATTCTTTGGCATGTGGGAAGGAACATGGTCTACATTACAACGAACTTTGAATGCCAAAAAAGACAATTACTTTAATTGGTTGGTGATACAACGCCCAGTAGATAGATTTACTGGTGAAACTCTAACTACTGGTAGAGCACCCGTATTCTGTATCAACAGCGTTGGATATAAATATTGGAAATTCATTGTCAGAGAAGCTGATATATTGCACCCAAGTCAGGGTGATCCTATGGTAAAAAGTAGTATTTATGATGCTGTAACCAAAGCACCACTACTACAAACTACTTACTATAGAGTTCCAGCAGATCAGCATTCTGAAGATAGTTTTGCAGTACTCAACACATCTAATCAAATAGCATTAACGGAAGATAGTAAATACTTAGTTGGATTTTTACATAATTTAACCACACCTAGATTCAGATATTCAGAAGAGATAGATATGATTGGACAAACCTCTGCTGATGTATGTATGTCTAGTAATGATATTTCATTAACAACATATAATGAATCTGGTCCTAGACTATATCGTGCTATGCCATCTAACAATAAGTATAACTCGGGTCTTAGAATTTGTATTCTTAAAGATACCGCAAATTAATCAGGAGTTTTAATATAATGGCTTGCTATTCAGTTCAAAAATATGGATTTACTACCATCTCAGAAATGATGATTGATATCGTTTCTGAGATGACAACAACATTAGGTTCTTTGGTATCTGCTACACACTTTGTTGAGGGTGTTACTTACACTATTGTTGAGGTGGGATCTGATCCTACAGATTTCACAAATGGTGCTGATCCTTTATATGCAGCAGATAATGTTACAGGTACTGTTTTTACTATGGGAGCAACCCCACTTACTGGTAACGGAACAGCAACTATTCTTAAAGATGCACCATATTTTGCAGTTAAATTTGGTACACCTGGAATTACTGGAGTAGTTATTTTAGAAACAACTGAAGCAGTTGACCCAATGGCAAATGTAACTACCACCACAGGCGGTGCAAATTCTACTATAACTGGAGCATGGCGGTTGTGTTTCAACCAAATAAGTGAGGTTCAGTTAGCAGTTCACGCTGGTACAGCATTGCAGTTAGAGGATGATGGTACAGTAGCTTATTTAAATAATAGAGCCCTAACTTCACCAGCATTTAAAGAACCTGCAGGAAATATTGGTGCTGATTGGACTGGCGCGGCAGGAATTCCATTAGCAACTGATGCAAATCAAATTTGGCTAAATCGCACACCTGACATTGGTTCAGAAAATGCATATCCGATGAGTTATGCTTTGACAATTACCAATCGTGGTGTATTCTTGGGTGTATGGCAAGATAGTCAGGAAGAAATTCCACAATCTACTCCTGGAATTCCTGAAGTAGTAACCGGCGCATATGGTCGTAGTCCATTTAGATGGTTCTTAATACAGCGTCCAGTTGATCGTATAACTGGTAATGTTCGTGGTGGAGTTTCAACTGCAGAAACAAGCAGATGCCCTGTGTATTGTGTATCAGGTACTGGTGTACCAACTGATTACAGAAAATTCGTTGTTAGAGAAGTGGATGTAGTAAGTCCTAGTCAGAAAAAATATGCAGCAGTTCCATCAGAAGATACTACGGCATTACTAAATCCATTCCCACAACAGTCATTGACTGAGGGTGGAGAGTTCGTTGTTACATTCATCAATAATCTTACTACTTCTAGATACAAATATGCAGACGAGCTTGATATGCTAGGCACAGTTAGTGCTGAAGTAATCGGAGCTGGTACTAGCATTGATGTTACTGTATACGCTGAAGCAGAGACTCGTACTTATACAGCCATATATGCAAATCAGCAATTTGGTACTGGCATGAGACTAATGTTATTGACTGCATGTTCAAAGGTAATTGAAGATAGTCATCTTGCATAAGACGGTGAAATGTTCAGTAGCGTCTCGGCTTGTACTCCCAATAGTCAGGTCTATGTAACTTTCCTGTCATCAACGAATCAAATTCTTGACATTACATCTGCCGTTGATATTACTGTCAACGGCAGTTTAATTGAGACTAGACCAATAAGTCTACTCACTGGCGATTCGGTAATAGGGACAATAACTACGCCCGCAGGTTACTTAGCTCACGACCTTTATCCATATACACTCGATGATAAGCAAAATTGCTTTGCAATAGTAAATAAAAATAATTATAATCCTACTGTAACAGTAGATGCATCACGCAAAAAATGGTATAACTATATCCCTGCAAATTTCTTGATAAGCTTTTATCATTCTGGTATTATACAACAAGTATATCCAGGATTCGGGCAAGGTACAATTGATGTTAGTAAATTACATATAATATTGAGTCCAATAGATAACGCAGTATTCTTTTACTCATCTCAAAATGTATTAGTATGTAAAGCGATATTACCTGCAGGACCAATAGAATATCAAAAACTAATAACTACCTATCCCAATTCATCAATAATAGTTTATCATGCTATAATTTTATGCAACAATAAAAAATTATATAGAATTAGAATTGACAGTAATTTTCAGGATAGTCAAGAATTTACCCCTACTGTAATACCAATAAGTTCATTAGCTCCTCTTTATTTTGAACAGGACTTGCCTAACGGTACAACATTTATTAATGCTTCCAGAAGAAGATTCAATTCTAGCATTTTTCCAGTAGTAACTACACTAGCAGTACATGGTACTAATATTTGGTTAGCTGGCGAAGGAACTTTGTTCTTATTAACCAAAGATTTTATATTAATTAATAAATTTATAGTAGTAAATGAACAAATACTTGGTATGGCAAGTATCGGCAATGATGTTGTTATAACAACAAAAAATAATAATGCTTATTATGTTAGTAGTACTGGTGTAGTTACTTTAATATACCAAGCAGCCGCTCTTGGTACTCCTGCTAGTTGTAACGGCATTGTTTATTTACCTGATTCAAATAACCAACAAATCTTAATGTTTACGGATGCTTCTGGAAATTACCAAACAATAGCTACTCCGGATTTTGTACCATCTTATGCTAGAGAATTTGAAGGTAAAATATGGGTTACTGGTCATGACTCAATTAAGGTATTGAGCATTGAAGGTAATCAAATAATTAATACAATATCATTTACTGATAAAGTTACATTAGTCTCAGTACTGCAAAATTCCATAATTGCAACTCATTTCTTGAAGGATGTAGTTACACTAGATTTAACTGGTATTAAAAAAATTATACCATTTACATTAGATACATTAAGAGGACCAATTAGTCATATTGGAACTTCACCTAATGTAATAAAAATGTTAGGACAATCATCATTTATTCCAATATGCGGCCCCAATCTTACATATTGGGTTAATGGGGTAGCAGGTACTGCAGCTAATAACGGAGATTTCTTTGGTGTTAGTTATAAAGCAACTGCTAATGGAACATTCAGAACGGTATTCATATTAGGAGATATTGCATTTGATGTTGATGTAGTAGCTTCATCATCCTCATCTATATATGATTTTTTTGAAGCTACGGTAAGTGGAACTAATGCATTATCAGGCTCATTTACTCCAATATATACACCTAATATCGGAACAATTGATAATGGAATTACCTCTAATATTGGTATCGGGTTTAATTTGAATGTATATGGTAATACTTATTCTTCAGTCAGCATAAGCACTGAAGGCTTTTGGGTTATGGGTAATACCGTATCATTGGAAATTCCAGGAATTACCACGGATGCTTTCTATATTGAATCCGATAATCTTTATCAAGGATTGCCCATCAATAATGTTGATCCATTGAATATTGGATTAGGAACTTTGAGTAATGGAGAAACTCCTGGTATATATTATAGCACTGGTACAGTCGATGATTTTAATTATTTCCGTGCTCGATGGGTAGGAACATCCAGTAACTCCTACCCATTGGGCACTACAATAATTACAACAACTGATATCATAACTTCAAATATTATTCCATTAATGTCTATTACTGGAATATCATCCGGAGACTATATTAGCGGTAATGGTATTGTCTTATCTTCACAAGTACAAAGTGTAGTTGTTAAGAATGAAACCAGTATTGCATATTTCGGTAATACATCTGCTAATTATATATCAATTCAGAACCAGAGTTCTAATATTGTACAATATTCAACTGCAGTTTCTAGTGTTACTGGACAGGTCGCTTACGTTACTAGTACTGAATGGATAACTACTATCGGTAATATAATACTTGCTTCTAATAATGATACAATAACAGTTGATGGTATTTCATCAATCCAAATGGACTCCGGATATAAATTGAGTGCAACATATTATGCTCCATATGATCCATTCCAACATATAACTGATATTTTAAGTATTGACTACCATAGTATAACATTAACCGCGATAACTCATACCTCCCTAAGTGCTAATATTTATGTATCTGAATCTGATTTTAATTCAGTATATATATATCAATCTATATTTGGTATTGATATATCCGGACCACACATCATTACTAATAAAATAACTTCAATATTACCAGACTTATCGGTAGAATATATTTTGCAATTGGATGCACCGCATACATTGCATGACGGTGATGAGTTTTCAGTTGCAAGTACTATTTTTGGAATTGAACCAGGCAAAGGAGGAAATACTGGGTTACCAATCCTTTATATGAATAATAAAGTAAACTTAACAAATCCTATTACCATATCTTCACCAACTGATACTATACATTTTTATGGTAATTTTGCAATAGTTGACAATATACAAACTATTTCATCAAATACGGATATATTATTCAAAGCTAATGTACCTGCACCAGCATATACATATGAAGTTGGTATATATGTAGGTGCAAAATATCAATATGTTGAATTTTATTATGATTCTGATACCCATTCAATAACTACTCCAGTTAAAATAATAGATAGCTCCACTAATTATGCAGTTGCAAATGCAGCACCCAATAGTAGTATTGTGTTTGGTAGTCTTACAACTGATGGTATATGGCAATATTTAGGAGTGGGAAGTTTTATTTCAGCATACCAAGGGTATATACCTAGAAATGTGCGGGCATCTAGAATTCCAGCATATTTTGACACAGAAGCTAGATTTGAGTTAGTATTCGGACAATATATTCGTTCATTAAGTCCAGTATTAATTGCACTGAGCTATGGTTATTTGGAAGTCAATAATGGTAAATACAATGGCACATATACCCCCTCTGAGGATGATATTATTAATATAACAGTACCATTTAATAATTCATCTCGCCCAATAGCTACTATACTAAGTATCGGCGATTTTCAAATTGCTATACCTGCAATACCAGAAAGGTTATTATAATGGCTTTTTCTGACGAAATAGTAATTCTTATTGAGGATGCACCATTAAATCAGTTAGTAAATGCTGCAGTGACGATTTCAGTACCGGGTGAGTATATTATACCTGACTATTATAAAATATCAACTGAAGGAACTGGTATCGATATTACATTCACTAGGACTAGATCATCAGTCACTACGAATTTATCACCTGGATCATATTATAATTTTCTTGTTGGTGATATTATTACTATATTAAATCAACGCACTAGTGCCCGTATATATGACACTAGAGAAGTTTTATTGGTAGGTCCAAAAGTTATTAGAATAATTGTAAGAACTGTATATAATCCAGTGTTTGATACTGTTAATTTTGGTAACTTGATACAACCCTGGACCAGGTATGAAAACTATGTAACATCAGCTAATATTTCTGGTGGTGTAGATGTTATTGAAGAACCTTCAGCTATAAGTTCAAATGTAACATTAAGTTCTCCAACTCTTATAATCGCAGATATCTATACAAATGTTATAGGAGTTAATATAAAAGTTAATGGCATTTTAGGTAATAATTTGGTAACCAATGTACAATCAGGTGATATAGTAATATTAGAATGGGATGTGCAATCATATTTTGAAGATTCAGTTACTCTTTATCAAATTCAAGTAGATTCTATTTATTCTAGTAAGGTGTATATACCTATAGGTACTTGGGGCATTGAAAATAAAACTATTGAGCAGCCTAACATTAGTGTAAGTTCAAGTGTTTTGTATTCGTTGTCTGCATCTATGAATAGTTCAACTAATGATGAAATAAAGATACTGTTACAAGAACAATATTCTCCAAATGATATTCAACTTACGAATAAAACAGTTGACCCATTATATGATATTAATCGTAATTCTGAAATACATTTGCCGCTACTCTCGTATTATGAACCAAATACTGAATCCATATCAAATACTTCATTAAATTCAGAATATATACCCAATGATTCAGCGAACTTAACACATTCTATAGATTCGGAATATATTCCAAATGATTCACCATACTTGACAAATTCTATGGACTATGAATATATTCCAAATGATTCACCATACTTGACAAATTCTATGGACTATGAATATATTCCAAATGATTCTCCGTATTTGTCAAATTCTATGGAATATGAATACATTCCAAATGATTCTCCTTATTTGAAATCTATTATTGAGTATGAATATGCACCAAATGATTCTCCTTATTTGAAAAATATTATTGAGTATGAATATACACCTAATGATTCATCATATATGAAATCTATTATTGATTACGAACATGCACCGGAGGATTCTTCTTATCTGAAAAATATTATTGATTACGAATATACGGCAAATGATTCATCGTATATGAAATCTATTATTGATTACGAACATGCATCAAGCGACTATTCATATGTAAAATCCATCATTGATTACGAACATGCATCAAGCGACTATTCATATGTAACCGATTCTTTTGTATCAGAAAAACCAACGGATACTTCATATGTAACCGATTCTTTTGTATCAGAAAAACCAACGGATACTTCATATGTAACCGATTCTTTTGTATCAGAAAAACCAACGGATACTTCATATGTAACCGATTCTTTTGTACCAGAAACACCATCGGATACTACATATGTTACCGATTCTTTTGTACCAGAAACACCATCGGATACTACATATGTTACCGATTCTTTTGTATCAGAAAAACCAACGGATACTTCATATGTAACCGATGGCATGTCTTCGCAATTGGATTCAAATACTTCATATGTAACCGATGGCATGTCTTCGCAATTGGATTCAAATACTTCATATGTAACCGATGGCATGTCTTCACAATTGGATTCAAATACTTCATATGTAACCGATGGCATGTCTTCACAATTGGATTCAAATACTTCATATGTAACCGATGGTATGTCTTCACAATTGGATTCAAATACTATATTAGTAACAAGCAGTATGGATTCACAATTGGATTCAAATATCACATTAGCAACAATCGGTATGGATTCACAATTGGATTCAAATACTACATTAGTGGAATATCAATTTACTCCGGGTACTGACATTGAGCCACTGTCACTAGCTGATTTATTACCTGAGTTAGATAAAGAGCCACTGTCACTAGCTGATTTATTACCTGAGTTAGATAAAGAGCTACTGTCACTAGCTGATTTATTACCTGAGTTAGATAAAGAACCACTGTCACTAGCTGATTTATTACCTGAGTTAGATAAAGAACCACTGTCACTAGCTGATTTGTTACCTGAGTTAGATAAAGAACCACTGTCACTAGCTGATTTGTTACCTGAGTTAGATAAAGAACCACTGACATTGGTTGATTTGTTACCAATACCAGACATTGAACCAATGATATTAGTTGATTTATTGCCTGAGTTAGATAAAGAGCCAATGATATTAGTTGATTTATTGTATGAGTTAGATAAAGAACCAATATGGAGAACAGATTTATTAACAGAACGAGGAACATTCAACACCTATTTCAAAATATATGCGAATAATGATCCAGATGGCAATACAGGATTACAACCATATGTTATATATGAAAAACAGTATACATATGCACCAGGAAGTTACAAAACATCGATGGAAGCTGAAGCGATGGCAGTTAAATATGTATCTGCAGCCGCAGCACAGATAGTAGGTACTGATTATTGGAATTACAGAATATTCTTTAATACCCGCATCTATGCTGTGCCGAGAAAAGGCCGAGTATTCCCAGTAACTTGGTATATTAGAGGAGGATAATTTTGTTATTAGTGCCTAATCATCATGTAATTGTACCAAAACCAATAGACCTGTATCTTAAAGTAGATTCTATTTTAGCTACCACTACGATTGATACTAGTCGTGGATCAACTGAACTTGAAATAGTAATGAATGGTGATACGGTATTATTACTACCATCCAAACCTATATCGCAATATTTTGTTGAATTATATTTAGATGGGGTTCGTATACTAAATCCCAAGTATCCTACTGAAAAAACAATGGGTATTCCATTTGAAGAATATAATGTTATTGGAGAGAAGATATTCTTTACAAGTCCTGTAACAGGTAACGTAAAAGTTATAATGGATAGTACTTCAGTTATTCCACCTGGTGCGGCCACTATAAAAGTAGAAAATACACAAAGCATGGAAGTGTATAAGTATAGGTTTCATCCAGCAAGATGGGCCCCTGGACAATTGGATTTAGTTGGTGCGACAGGGGCCAATGGACCTAGAGGGCAAGGAATGAGATGGGATGCTGGCACTAATCAATGGGTACCGGCGAATGTACTAATAAGTGAACCTGTAGCTCCAGATGTACCCGAAGTTCCAGATACAAGTGGTCCTCGGGTCGCAGTAGGGGCATCTTATGTTAATGCATTGCACTATGTTAACACTGAATTGAGAGTCAGAGTAGGAGATGCATTATACTGTGAGCCAGTAGTACTTTCGCAACCTGAACATGGTTATGCTAAGTTGAGCATGGATAGAAAAAGCATGGTATATGTTCCGAACCCCGCTTATTTGGGGTACGACAGTTTTACATATACATTGATGTCCCAACATGGACAAATAGGTATACCAAAATGTGTATTCATTGAAGTGGTTGTACCAGTTACTGATGATAGTGACCCCATAACGCCTCCACCGCCACCGCCACCTCCTCCTCCGCCACCTCCACCGCCACCACCACCGGTGGACCCTATAGTATATTTGCCAGGATTACATGTATCAACCTATCTGAATCATTATTATGATGGAGATACAAATTGGTTTACTAATTCTTATTATACACCTACCAGTAGTATCATACCTAGTTTGAATCAAACATGGTGGGGATCCACTACAGTTAGTAATGAGTACACTGGATATTTTTATGCTCCGACTGCAGGAATATACACTTTCACTTTTATTACATCCAATGATAGTTATCTATGGATAGGACCAACTGCACTGAGTGGATATACTGGTACAAATGCATTGATTAATACAAGTGGAAATAATTTTTTAGTTTCTATCTCACGGACAATTGCATTAGATACGGACACTCATTACCCAATTAGAGTACAATGGGGTGCAAATGGAATTTCTGGAAATTTCATTTCCAATTTTCATTCTCCAGCTATTTTATCCGATTCTGTTCAAAATTTGGATAGTTATCTTTCTCATGTTAGTCCAACTTTAGGATTTTGATTATAGACACACAGAAATCTAATAGTTTTGTTACGACATAAATACATATAATGAATGAGATGTAACAAAGTCTTGTCTTAACCATTGGATCAAAGATGGCCGCACCGAACTTAATTAATGTAACAACTATAACAGGTAAGACTAAAGCTGAATGGGTACCTGACACACTGACTGATATTTTGGTTAATGCAGTAGCTAGCTTACAAGCCCATCGGATAAATGTTCTGTATGTTACTAATTTATCTGGCACAGACAGTACAACAGTTACAGTAGACCTGTATCGTTCTACCACTAGCTATAAAATAGCAAGTGGTATTCCAGTACCAATGGGAAATTCATTGATAGTTATCGCAAAGGATACAAGCATCTACCTAGAAGAAGGAGACACATTGCGAATTTCTTCTAACCAAAACAATGTATTACAGTATGTATTATCATATGAGATAATGAGCTAACATATATGATTAGGTATCTACGACAGCCTGCAGGCTTAATTAATGTTTCTACTGCAAGCAACATAACCTCAACAGTACTTGGTACTACATTAACGGTAACTAATCAAACTCCTAGTATATCTACTACAACTGGTGCATTGTTAGTAGTCGGTGGACTAGGAGTAGCCGGTAACATATATGCCACTAATATAAATGGTACAATAACAAAATCTAATCAGCCAAACATAACTCAGCTTGGTGTCTTAACTGCAGTAAGTGCTGTAAATTTAACAGTAACTGGCAATTTTGTTATGTCTGGTACTGCTACATATGCTAGTAGCCAAAATTTGGTTGTCAATGATACTATTATATCTTTACACACTGGACCTGGATTTGCACCATTAACGGTTGATGACGGTAACGATATTGGTATAGTTATTCATCATTATAAATCAGCCGAGGGGAATAAACAATCCTTTTTAGGATGGGATAATCTAACTGGTCATTTAAAATATTTGACTCAAACCACTAGTACAAATGGAGTACTAACTGGAACTCCTGGTACAATTGAAGCTGGATCATTAATAGTATCAGGAGAGGTAGCTACCGGGTCTGTATACAGTAATAGTTATTTTTATGCCAATGGAACACCTTATTATAACACAGGACCAATCGGTCCTCAAGGTGATACCGGTGCTACTGGCCCTGATGGTCAATACGGACCAATGGGGGAGATGGGGTTCACAGGATCCACTGGAGCATTAGGATCTACTGGTGCTACTGGTATAGGAACTAGAGGATCTACTGGTGCTACTGGTATAGGAACTAGAGGCGGAGATGGGGCAAGTGGTGCTACAGGTGCCACAGGACTGACTGGTACTAGGGGACAAGATGGAACAGATGGTTCCACTGGTTTAACTGGCCCCAGGGGCATCAATGGAATTGATGGAGCTACTGGATTAGCTGGTACTGCAGGTACAGATGGCGCAAGTGGTGCTACAGGTGCCACAGGACTGACTGGTCTTAGTGGACAGGATGGAACAGATGGTTCCACTGGTTTAACTGGCCCCAGGGGCATCAATGGAATTGATGGAGCTACTGGATTAGCTGGTACTGCAGGTACAGATGGTGCAAGTGGTGCTACTGGCGCTACAGGACTGACTGGTACTAGGGGACAAGATGGAACAGATGGTTCTACTGGTTTAACTGGACCCAGGGGCATCAATGGAATTGATGGAGCTACTGGATTAGCTGGTACTGCAGGTACAGATGGTGCAAGTGGTGCTACTGGCGCTACAGGATTGACTGGTCCGGTGGGTCCTATTGGAGAAAGTGGAGCTACTGGTTTAACTGGAACTGCAGGTAGAAATGGTGCTAGTGGTGCTACCGGAACTACTGGTTTAACTGGACCGACCGGACCTGTAGGTGATATTGGAGCTACTGGTTTAACTGGAACTGCAGGCAGAAATGGTGCTAGTGGTGCTACTGGCGCTACTGGTTTAACTGGACCGGTAGGTCCAACTGGTGACAATGGAGCTACCGGACTTACAGGTAATGCTGGTAATAATGGAGCAAGTGGAGCTACTGGCGCTACTGGTTTAATTGGCCCATCTGGACCTATAGGACCTATTGGTTCTACTGGATCACTTGGTGCTACCGGTATTCCTGGAACTCCAGGTGGTGCTACTGGTTTACCAGGGGCTACCGGTCTCATTGGATCAACAGGAGCTATTGGATCAACAGGGTCTACTGGAGTAAGAGGTGCAACCGGCTCAACTGGTGTAACTGGTGTAACTGGAAATATTGGAGCTACTGGATCAATTGGAGTAACAGGTTCAACTGGTATTCAAGGTAATATCGGTTCTACTGGTTTACAAGGCAATATTGGTGCTACAGGAAGTGGTGCTACTGGTGCTACTGGAATATTCTCGGGTACAATTACTCAGCAACTCATAACATCAAATACAATATCATCATCAAATACTACATCAGGTGCATTGATTGTAGCGGGCGGTGCTGGAGTAGCTGGAAATGTATATGTAGGTGGTTCAATTGTAGGCGATACATTTGGAACTCATACCGGAACAGTAGTTGGTAATGTATTTGGTAGACTCATTGGAAATGTCACTGCAATAAATATTACTGGTAGATTACTTGGTAATGTTGTTGGAGATGTTGTTGGTAGTGTTGTTGGTAATACTACTGGAACTCATACTGGGCCAGTAGTAGCATCTACCTTAATTGCATCACAAGCAACAATCGGTTTATTAAATACAACAGGACCAACAAATATAGGTGGTTCATTAAGTATAGTTGGTGATCTACTAGTTACCGGTAACATTGCATATGTAAATGTTATTGATCTTGTAGTCAAAGATCCTTTAATATACTTAGGGAACTCTAATCCAACAGATATTATTGATTCAGGCATAGTATCCTCATTTACTGAAATAATACCTTCAACTGACCAATTTTCTGCATGGCATTTCAATGGTACTAATAATGCTTTGACTATACCAGACAGTACTTTAACTGATTTAGGTAGTGGTAATTTTACAATAGAAGCATGGATTAATCTTGATACTACAACAGGATATAGAAGAGTATTTTCAAAACAAAATACTGCAGGTGCTGGTGCTAGAGGAAATTATGTAGTTAGAATATCCCCTACCACAAATTTTGTATATTTTGAAATTAATGTTGTTAAAATAATAGAAAGTACAACATCATTAAGTATAAACACTTGGTATCATTTTGCAATTGTTAGATCAGCATCTACTGTTAAATTATATATAAATGGTATTTTAGATGCAACTGCTAGTTATGTTGGAATTCCCACTGGGATCAATGCACTTGCTTGTATTGGTGCTTATACTAGTCCATTTAGTGAATGGTTTGCTGGATATATTTCAAATCTAAGATTTACTAAGGGAACTGCAGTATATACTGGGAACTTTACTCCATCTACTACCAGATTAAGTCCTACACAACCAATTGGTACTAATATTGCCGAGATAAGTGGTACAAACACAGTATTACTTACTTTACAAAATGCTACTATTATAGATAATTCTAGTAATGGATTGTCCTTATCGGGTGCTAATCCACCAGTATTACAAACAGTTTCTGATGTTGGCATAGGTCCAGGATTTAATCCTACAGTAAGTTTTCTTTATCAGCATACTGGATTAGTAAGAGATGCTAGCGATGGTGTTTGGAAATTATTTGCAAATGTCATACCAGAACCTACTACTACTATAGATTTTACTAATGCTACATACAGTCCAATTAAAGTTGGAAATATTACAGCAAACTCAGGGGTGTTTACTGGAAATATTACTGCCGATAATATCACAGTAAATTCATTAACAGCAACGACCTTTACAGGACAATTAACTGGAACTGCAGCTAATGCTACTTATGTAACTAATCCATCGCAAACATCAATCACAACATTAGGAACATTGACTGGGTTAACAAGTAATGGTGTAGTAACTATTTCAAATGCTACCGTATCATCAAGTACTACTACTGGTGCATTAACTGTAGGTGGTGGTGTAGGAATTGCAGGAAATATATATGTAGGTGGATCTGTATATACAGATAATTATTTCTATGCAAATGGTACACCGTATTATAATACTGGTCCTGTCGGTGCTAGCGGAGCAAATGGATCAAATGGTGCTACTGGTCCTGTAGGTGCAACTGGTGTATTTTCTGGCACAACAACTCAGCAAATAGTAACATCAAATAGCACACCTTCAACTGATACTACTACTGG